CTTGATATTTTCTCCGGAGGGAATTTTTGAGAAAGTATCATTAGTATTTTTAGATTAACTAAGGAGGTGTTGCTATGGCAGAGATAAGTGGGAAAGGAATACCCACAACAAAAACGGTAGCTTCAGTAGGTGATTTCTATACAGACTCAGACTCTGGAACCAGGTATAAATGCGACTTGGCCTATATATCAAAAGACGATAATGGTAAAGATGTCGTCTACTATAAGTGGTCTAAGGTTAGAAGTAGTTCATCCGGCGGTGGAACAACTGATTATACTGATCTGACGAACAAACCAAAGATTAACGGTGTGGATCTTACCGGTAATAAATCTACATCTGACCTAAAACTCGTAGGCGAGGATACCGTCAACAATAAAGTGTCGAGTATAAAATCTTATATTGATTCTATTGTTGGAACTTTTGACCTGAGCTGGACCGATAATAAGTATATATCCAAAGACGATGGCTCAGTTAACGATGAAGCTGGATCATCATGCAGTGATTTCATTGAAGTCATTCCTGGGACAAAACTTATCATCTCGAATACAATGACAACAGATAATGAGCGGAATGTATTTTATGATTCTAGCAAAACATTCGTATCAAGCTTTTCAAATGCTACGGGAGTTATAACAGTACCAGAGAATGCTAAATACTTCAGGTTGTCAAAACACACCATAGCCACATTGACAGTGACGTCGGAAATTCCGAATCCGTTAACTCACGAAGTTACGCTCACCAAGTCCGAATACGATGCACTCACGACAAAAGATCCACTAACAACTTATTACATTACGGAGGATTAAGCCATGGCTATTTATCGTAATGGAAAGAAGATGAAGGAGATCTATCGTGGCGAAACAAAGATCGACAAAGTGTATCGAGGAAGTAATCTAATAGCGGATTACATCGAGCGCATTATTTCAACTGGAACAAATGTGAAATTACTCACAAGCACCGGTAAGAAACTTGAAAACTTATTTGATGAGTTTAAATTCTATGGCTGGAGTAAACAAGCATCTGCTCCTTCAGTAAATAGTCCTCAAGAGATTGAGTCATCTGGTATGGGCGGTACAATTAATATAATCGAACGAGGGAATAATATTCTGCCAAGAGGAGATTTGATGTATTATCGCGAAGCTTACACGACCGACATCATTCCGTGGTCAGGTGATACAAGTATGACATTAAGCGGTACTGTTTTCACGAACAACGATGAAGGAGAATACCACGTATTTGTTGATTATTTGGACGCTGATCAGAAGTATCTTGGTACCAATGGGTGTTCAGACAAATGCGGTAAAACACCTACAAGATTTGAGCAAGTATTTGATGGGTCTTATGCCGGCGAGAATAGTAATCATCTCGATCTTAAGAACGACGTAAAGTATATACAATTGTATTTTTTCATTTACAACAATACGGCTAATGAAGTTTCATACAACAAGCTTATGCTGAACGTTGGGAATACAGCGCTTCCTTATGAAGTATATCAGGGATGTCAGTTGCTAACTTTACAGACTCCAAACGGTCTTCCAGGAATTCCAGTATCGTCTGGTGGAAACTATACTGATTCAGCTGGACAGCAGTGGATCGCAGATTACATCGATCTTACTAGAGGGAAGTATGTTCAGAGAGTATGGCAAAAGACATTTGATGGTAGTGATGACGAGAAGTGGACTCGATATGATTCTGATGAAGGCTACGAAGGGTTTGTTATAATAGCTTTACCGGAGCCAATGAAAACAAGAGTTGGACTTTGTAATAAATTTCCAATACACACCGATTGGTATAAAGGAGTCGAAGGGCTTTGGTTAGGTTCTCCGTCTAACACTAATACAACGTTATATTGTAAAAGCTCTAGCTTCTATGACAGTTCACTCGACGATAAAGGAATAGCTAACTTTAAAGCTAATCTCGCAGAACATCCGATGATTCTCATGACTTATTTGGATGAGCCAATTGAACGAGATCTGACGACTGAAGAAATTACAGAGTACAAAGATCTTGTTACTTATGATAATGTCGTAACGAAGATTAGCACAAACCAAAATGTAACAATGTCCGTTAAGTATCCAAAGAGATACAACGCGACCATATAAAAGACAAATAGAGACTCGCTCTTCCTAAGCTATGGAGGGGTGAGTCTTTATTAATGTAAAACTAAAGCAACATTTAACTGAGGCTATAAGGCGTATTCCGCAATGGTCCCGTCCTCTTACACTTTTATCTCCTTTCTTATAAGGGTGTACGATAATGATCATGTCTTATAGTCTCTGTTAAGTGCTGTGAAACTAATAGAGAGGAGGCAGTAACTATGGCGAAAGGTGTAACAAAGTCGTCAAATACTAGACGAAAGTCACGACCCGCAATAGATCCAGAAGCCAGAGAGAATCAAATGATAGCTCTAGCGGTTGATCTTGCCGAGCAGCAGTTGATAGAAGGTACAGCTTCTTCTCAGGTTATTACACATTTTCTTAAACTCGGCACTACGAAGGCGGAGTTAGAGAAAGAGAAGCTAAGACGAGAAAACGAGGTGTTATCTGCGAAGGCAAAAGCTTACCAGTCTGGCGAAGAAATGAAAGAACTTTATGAGAATGCAATTAAGGCGATGCGCGATTATGCGGGACAGGGTGATCCAGATGAATACGACGAATATTAAAACCTATTCCGAAATGGTGCGATTGCCAACATTCCTCGAACGTTATCGATATCTGAAAATTGGCGGTCAGGTCGGAGATGAGACTTTCGGATACGATCGATATTTGAATCAGATTCTTTATCGTTCACCGGAATGGAAGCGTTTTCGTAGAGACATAATTATACGAGACAATGGCTGCGATTTAGCTTGTGACGGTTATGAGATTATCGGTAAAGTTCTGATTCATCACATCGATCCGATTACGGTCAGAGATATCGAACTGAGGGATCCGAAAATCTTTGATCCGGAGAATGTGGTTTCAGTAACGCTCAATACTCATAATGCAATTCACTATGGTGATGAGAGTCTCTTAATCACAGAACCACTTGTCCGAACGCCAAACGACACTTGTCCTTGGAAGCGAGCTTAGGAGGGAAAGGAGTAAACAATGGAAGATAGTATTCTTAACAGCGTGAAGAAGTCTATTGGCATTATGCCTGAGTATGACGCGTTTGACAATAGTCTGATCATGCACATTAATTCCGTCTTCATGATTCTGGCTCAGATGGGAGTAGGACCTGCAAAAGGATTCCGAATCGAGGATGACACTGCTGAATGGAGTGATTTCCTTTCAAATGAAGATGAAAACTATGAATCTATAAAATCCTACGTATGCATGAAAGTACGACTTCTCTTCGATCCTCCATCTAGCTCAACTCATATGGAGTGTATTAAGCAGCTCGTAAGTGAGTTTGAGTGGAGACTGAATTTCGAAGCAGAAGAATCAAAATGATTTAGGAAGGAGGTAGATAAGGATGTATAGTAATGAACTTTATCATCATGGTACCAAAGGGATGAAATGGGGCGTCAGGAGATATCAGAACACTGACGGAAGTTTAACTAATGCTGGTAAATCACGGTATGCCAGAGATGCCAGAGAAAAAGAATTCAACAAATACGACGAGTCTAGCGGAAAATACTATAAGCAGTCTAAAAAGAACGGACGGACCGATTTAGAATTTGATGCGAAACGTTATGCAAAAGAAGATACAGAGAGAACAAAACGGTTAGTAGATTCTGGGCGTAATTTTTCGAATGATTTAAAACGAAGCGTCGACACGTCTTCCAAGAATCGTAAAGTTCCTAAAATGGATCTTAGTAACATGACGGATCAGCAAATGCGAGAACAGATCAATCGTGCTATGCTAGAACGCCAGTATAACGACATGTTTAATCCTCAGAAAGAATCAAGAGGTAGAGAATACGCTAGTCGTACTCTGGAAACTGCAGGTAATGTACTTGCTGTAACCAGTTCCGCGTTAGGTATTGCTTTGGCTATCAAAGAGCTTAAGGGGTGATGTGAGATGTACAATAAAGAACTGTATCACCACGGTATTAAAGGTCAAAAATGGGGCGTCAGACGCTATCAATTTGCAGATGGATCAGTTACGCCAGCTGGAGCAAAACGGTATTATGTCAAACAAAGCAGTAGTACTGTAAAGCGAACCACCTCTTTAGCGAGTATGAAAGTGAAAGAGCTTACAAATACAGCAAGGACTCAGATCACCGGAAAGCAGTATGTCGATACATATCTGAAGAAAGGAACCACTTTCTCACGAATTCAGACCAGTAAAGACTTTGAGAACTTCGCATTCTATGCTACTTACAAGAAAGCGGATTCCGATAAGTACATGGGCCTATTCGGTAAGAACCTAACAAGTCGAGCAAATGCAGCTGCAAAACAGGCAGAGAAACAAGCTAACGCTTCAGGTAGTGAGGCGGATGCGGCTAAGGCAAAAGAGTTGCGTACCATTAGCGACAATATGAAAGTTTATCAATTGAAGATAAGCGCTACTAATAAGCTCAGAGTTCCTTCGGACGAGAATGCAGGTCATATCACTGCAAACTTGTTAAAAGATAAAGAGTTTAAGAAGAATGTAGAAGCTTCCATAGCCGATTCAAAAGAGAAGATGAGACGTGGACAGCAACAACTCTTATTTAAACAGGCTCAAAACGCTTTAAACAAAGATCCTTCTAGAATGACAAAATCTGAGAAGGTGGCCGTTTATAAAGCACTGAATCTTTCACTTACGAATCACAATGATTACGAAGTGGCTGCTCAGAATCGATTCTATTCGGAGTTGAAGAAGAAAGGCTATAACGCATTACTTGATTATAACGATAAGGAATACTCAAGTTATCATGCAAAACGACCAATGATCGTGTTCGACACCGATTCCGTAAAGCTTCAATCTGTAGCAGAAACAAATCCGAAAGTCGTGGATCATATGTACAAGAAGTACAACAGTGAACGAATTGCGAAAGAATCAATTGCGAGCACGTTAGGACTTGTTGGCAAAATGGGACATAAAACCGTATCTGAGTGTAATTCCTATGTGGAACGTAAAATGAAAGATTATTTGAGTTAGGTAGGTGATGATATGGGTAACGAATTATATCACCACGGAGTCAAAGGTATGAAATGGGGAGTTCGGAAATTAGACGAACGTAATGGTGATCTATATTTGAGAAAAGGCACTGCCGTAAAAAGGGTTTCAAGAGATACCCAAGACAGAGTTTGGAATAACCGAAAGTATGTCAGCATAAATCAGGAGGATCACGCCAAATGGGATGACTACTTAGGACGCTTATATCTTACACGAGGATATTTAACAACAACGCATTCATATAAAACAGTAAAAGATCTTAAAGTTATGAGTAGCACCAAACAAGGTGAATTGTATACAAAAATGCTTATGGACAGTGACTTTAAAAAACAAGCTGTTAATGACCTTAACGCATATTATGAAGCGATGCCGCAAATGAAAAGAACGAACAATCCATCTGAAGAAATATCAAGAATAATGTCTGCGTCTTCATTATGGACTGGTAAAGCATTTGCAGATGAAGTTCTCAAAAGAGGATATGACGCGGTTATTGATACTCATGGACAAAACACTGCAAAAACCCCACTCATAATTTTAAACGCTGACACCAATCTAAAGAAAATAGATGTGGATTATACCGATAAAGCCAAAGAGTATCTTCGAGAGGCTCATGGCATAGCCGCATAAAGTAAAATTACCCCCCCCATTTACTAGGGGTGAGAGGAGGAAACAATGAGTGATTATGTAATAACGAGAGCCGGCGATTCAGACGATCTTATGCACTATGGTATACCAGGTATGAAATGGGGTAACCGCAAGTCCAGTTATAGTTCAACAGGAGTTAGATCGGCGATTGCTCGTAGATCAAATGAAAAAGTTGATGCTGGTTTTAAGAACTGGGGCGAAAATTCTAAGAAGAAAGCCAATGCTATAGAGCTTGGAAAGAAAGCGAATGTGTCTAAACGTGCTTATGAGAGTAATAAGTCAGATAAGGCTTTAAAATCTCAATATAAGCAGGACGCGAAAGCATATAAGAAAGCTCTCAAGGGAAATACGACATATCGAAAAGGTCAGATTAAGAAAGAAGTTGGGTCAGACCTTTCGCGTAAATATCTTAGTGACGCTAAGAAAGTAAAGAAGCAGTTGGATGCTGATCCGGTAAACAAACAACTTCAGAAGCAGTATAACAAGTTAATGAGTAAACATGACGTTGAGAGAGCCATTGCAAGACGTGCTCCAGAAGTGGCTGCTAAACGTTCCAAAAAGAAAGCAGCTCTTAAACGTGGTATGACAATGACTGTAAAATCAGCAGCAACTACGGCAGCTGTAGCTGGTGGCATGTATGCGGCTAATAAGTATTTGACGAACCATCAGGTAACATTAAATGGTAATTCGGTACAATTTAGTTCTCAGAACGTTAGTGATATCATGGATGCTGCTAAAAAGGTTAAAAACTTCATGGGTTATATGTATTAAAAGCAAAAGTAGGTGATAAATCATGGCATTATCAAACACAGCCGTTCCGCGCTATTACGGTAAATTCAGAGATGCCGTGATTAGAGGTGAGATTCCGGTTTGTGAAGAAGTATCCCTTGAAATGAATCGAATAGATGATTTAATCGCAAACCCTGGCATTTGGTATGATGATCAAGCTGTCGAGGGTTTTATTCATTATTGTGAGAATGAATTAACATTAACTGACGGTGAAGATCTTCATTTATTGGATTCATTTAAATTATGGGCAGAAGAAATCTTCGGATGGTATTACTTTGTTGAACGAAGTATTTATGATCCGGAAGAAGGTCGCTATGTAAAGAAGACGATCAAGAAACGACTGATTAACAAACAGTATCTAATTGTAGCCAGAGGTGCCGCTAAGTCAATGTATGCTGCTTGTATTCAGAGTTACTTCTTGAACGTAGACACGACCACTACTCACCAGGTTACCACAGCTCCTACTATGAAACAGTCTGAAGAGGTGCTTTCACCGATCCGAACTGCTATCACAAGAGCACGAGGACCGTTGTTTCAGTTCTTAACAGAAGGTTCATTACAGAATACTACAGGTTCTAGAGCTAACCGACAGAAACTAGCAAGTACCAAGAAAGGTATTGAGAACTTCTTAACTGGTTCGCTGCTTGAAATCAGACCAATGAGCATTGACAAGCTTCAGGGTTTGAACAGCCGAATCAACACCGTGGATGAGTGGCTTTCAGGCGATGTTCGTGAAGACGTTATCGGTGCATTAGAGCAAGGCGCGTCGAAGAACGATGACTATCTGATCGTAGCTATCAGCTCAGAAGGTACAGTCCGAAACGGTAGTGGTGACACAATCAAAATGGAGTTGGCCAAGATTCTCAAGAATGAGTATCGAAATCCACATGTGTCAATCTGGTGGTACAAGCTTGATACTATTGATGAAGTTGGAAGACCTGAGCTGTGGTTGAAGGCTAATCCCAACCTGGATAAGACAGTCACTTATGAAACCTATCAGCAGGATGTAGACAGAGCAGAACAAGCACCGGCAGCTAAGAATGATATTCTGGCTAAAAGGTTTGGTATTCCTCTTGAAGGTTATACATACTACTTCACATACGAGGAAACATTGCCTCATCGAAGGAGAGACTTCTGGCAGATGCCTTGCGCACTGGGAGCGGACTTATCGCAGGGTGATGACTTCTGTTCATTCAGTTTCCTATTTCCGTTACGAGATGGTTCGTTTGGTATCAAGACTCGAAACTACATTTCTTCATTAACTCTTAAGAAATTACCCGCAGCTATGCGAACGAAGTATGACGAGTTTATGAAAGAAGGGAGTCTGATCATACTTGAAGGCACTGTTCTGGATATGATGGAAGTTTATGACGACTTAGACCAGCATATTATTGACAGCGCTTACGATGTTAGATGCTTCGGATTTGACCCTTATGGCGCTAAGGAGTTTATGGCTCGATGGGAAATAGAGAATGGCCCTTACGGAATTGAAAAAGTACCGCAGGGCGCTAAAACAGAATCTATCCCATTAGGCGAATTGAAGAAACTGTCCGAAGAACGAATGCTAATCTTTGACGAAGAGATTATGACATTTGCGATGGGTAATTGTATTACTCTTGAAGACAGTAATGGTAACAGAAAACTGTATAAACGTAAACGTGAGCACAAGATTGACTGTGTGGCTGCTATGATGGATGCTTACGTTGCGTGGAAATTGAATAAGGATGCTTTTGAATAAGCAAAATTACCCACCCCATTTGAACGGGGCGAGAGGAGGAAATAATGAGTGATTATGTAATAACAAGAGTCGACAATCCAGACGAACTTTATCATCATGGTGTGAAAGGTATGAAGTGGGGACATAGAAAGAATTACTATGGAACGTCTGGTGATAAATACAGAGCAAGCAATGGCGTAACTGTTGGTGCTCCAAAGAATGCAGGAGTAGCCGCCTTTAGAAAAGTTCAGGGAACCAAAGTCGGAGGAGCAGCTTTGAATGGAATGGCCAAAGCTAACACGGCTTTCTATGGTCGAGGTAAAAATAAAGGTATATGGAAAAACGCTGAAAAGCAGGTTCGTAGAGAGAATCAGGCAGTCAGAGAAGCTAATCAGGCTCATAAAGCTGCTAAGAAAGCTAACAAAGCTGCTAAGAAAGCTTATGACAAAATGGCTAAACAGAAAGTGAAGGATCTCTATAAGAAGTATGGTGATATAGAAGATCAGGTCGACTACAGTCGACATGGGGATAAGAAGAAAAATGCAAAACTCGAAAACGAAATGACTAAAATCCAGAACGAAATTAACAAATACGACAAAAAGTATAGATAAGAACTGAGGAGGTAAATCAAAATGGAATTATCGTTTAGTTCCCGTCTCAGACATGCCTGGGACGTATTCAGGAACCGGGAACCTACTTATGATTATCAGGATACTGGTCCATCAACTTCATATCGCCCAGATCGCACAAGACTGACGGGTGGTAATGAGCGATCGATTGTAACCTCAATATTTAATAGAATTGCATTGGACGTTTCATCTATTAACGTCAAACATTGTCGAATTGATGAGAATGGTAGATTCAAAGAACAGATTAATTCTGGTCTAGATAACTGTTTAAATCTCGAGGCAAATATCGATCAAACTGGACGAGCGTTTATGCAGGATGTCGTCATGAGTATGCTGGATGAAGGATGTGTGGCAATCATACCGACTGATACGACACTCGATCCGACAGTCACGACGTCTTATGATATTCAGGCCATGCGAACTGGTAAAATTCTAGACTGGTATCCAAACCATATTCGAGTACGAGTCTATAATGAGAAGACCGGTAAACAGGAAGATATCAAACTTCCGAAGAGTATGGTGGCAATTGTTGAGAATCCACTCTATGCAGTGATCAATGAGCCGAATTCAACGATGCAACGATTGATGAAAAAGCTTGTATTACTAGATGCAGTTGATGAAAACACTCGATCTGGAAAACTTGATATGATTATTCAGTTACCTTATGTTATTAAATCTGATGCTCGTAAAGCACAAGCGGATAAGAGACGTAAGGATATCGAAGAACAGTTGAAAGGACCGTACGGCATAGCTTATGTTGACGGTACCGAAAAGATCATCCAGCTCAATCGGCCTATCGAAAATAACTTGATGAAGCAGATCGAGTATTTGACGAATCTGCTATATAGTCAGCTCGGTGTTACAGCGGAAGTTCTGAATGGAACCGCTGATGAGAAAACCATGCTGAACTACAATAATCGTACGGTTGAACCAATCATCTCCGCAATAGTGGACGAAATGAAACGGAAATTCTTAACGAAGACTGCAAGATCGCAATTACAGACTATCCAGTTCTTCAGAGATCCGTTCCGTCTGGTTCCAGTAAACGATATCGCAGAAATTGCCGATAAGTTTACGCGTAATGAGATTCTCACAAGTAATGAGATTCGACAGATCATTGGTATGAAGCCGTCTGATGATCCGAAGGCTGATAAACTGGTTAATAGCAATCTAAATCAACCTGATGAGCAAGTTCCTCCTGAGGAAACTTCTCAAGATGAAGCATACCAAGAAGATGTTCCCCAGGAAGTGGATTCGGAAGAACCATCATTTTCCGGCGACACACCGATTTCCAGCCTACCACCGCTGGAAGAATAACTAATGTTCTAGATGTGCACTGATTTGTGAGAAACATAACGATTAAGGATAACGATAAGAGATATAAAACACCTATTCGATATTCTTATGCGATATGCAGTATACGAGTTGACGCACGTTAATAGAAATATAAATGTAACTATAAAACCAAGTAATCTTATAAACATAGGAGGTAAAGTCAAAATGAGTAAAAAGTTCGACTGTTCTGGTTGGGCCACTCGTGCGGATATGCTTTGCTCAGACGGCAGGACAATCCGTAAAAATGCCTTCGAAGAATGTGATGGAAAGACCGTACCAGTGGTTTGGAATCATGAACATAACAATCCAAACGCCGTGCTCGGTCATGCTTTATTAGAGAATCGTTCTGATGGAGTATATTCATATATTGCATTCAATAATACCGACGCCGGACAGAATGCAAAACTGCTAGTTCAGCACGGTGACGTTGACCGTTTATCAATCTATGCCAATAAGCTGAAACAGCGTGGCGGTGATGTTATTCACGGCGTTATTCGTGAAGTTAGCCTTGTGTTAGCCGGGGCAAACCCGGGAGCAGTTATTGACACTGTCATGGCACACGGAGAAGACTCCGAAGAAGAAGGCGTTATTCGTTCTGGAGAATTCATCGAAAATGTAGAACCTTTATTCCATGCTGATAAAGATGAGAATGAGGGTGGTTCTAAAGACGATGAACCCAAAAAAGAGAAAGGAGAACCAGAAATGGCAGAGAAAACCAAGACAACCAAAGAAACACCGAATAATAACGGTGAAAAGACAGTAGCAGATGTATTTAACACTCTCACTGAAGAACAGAAAAAAGTCGTTTATGCATTGATTGGACAGGCTCTCGAAGATGCTGATGCTAAGTCAGGCAAAACCGACGATGCTAAAGACGAAAAAGAAACCAAAGATGAAGTGAAACATTCAAAAGACGCAGCAGCTGCTAATGAAGACGATGATTCAGAAGAAACAGTAGCAGATGTGTTCAACACTTTGACAGACAAACAGAAACAGGTTGTCTATGCAATGATTGGTCAGGCTCTCGAAGATGCCGGCGTTGACATGGATGAAGAAGATGATGAAGAAAATGGAGGAGGAAACAACACTATGAAACATAATGTATTCGATCAGGAGACAAACGCACAGGATCAGGAAGTTCTCTCTCACTCTGAAATGGAAGAGATCTTTACTGAAGCTAAGAGAAACGGAAGCCTTGCTGATACAGTTCTGCAGCACGGTATCACAAACATTGATTACATGTTCCCGGATGCTAAAACCATCGATAATGTACCGGGATTCATCAAGAGAGAAGATGACTGGGTTGCTGGCGTAATGGCTGGAGTACATAAAACACCGTTCTCTCGTATCAAATCTATCTTTGCTAACATCACAGCTGATGAAGCAAGAGCTAAAGGTTATGTTAAGGGTAATCAGAAGGTTGATGAAGTGTTCAGCATGCTGAAACGTACAACAACACCGACAACCATCTACAAGAAACAGAAACTGGATCGCGATGATGTGGTTGATATTACAGATTTCGATGTAGTAGCATGGCTGAAAACAGAGATGCGTATGATGCTTGATGAGGAAATCGCTCGTGCAATCCTTGTTGGTGATGGAAGAAATCAGTCCAGCAACGATAAGATTAACGAACAGAACATCAGACCAATTTGGACAGATGATGACGTTTATACAGTAAAGGCTGAGATTCCGATTACTAAAGCTACTACAGCTGACGAGAAAGCTAAGGCATTTATCAAGGCTTGTATCAAATCAAGAAAGAACTACAGAGGTTCAGGTAATCCAGTAATGTACATGTCAGAAGACATGCTTACAGATTGCCTGCTTCTTGAAGATGTAAATGGACGTGTCATCTACGATACAGTTGAGAAACTTGCAACAACTCTTCGTGTAACTAAGATCGTTACTGTTCCGGTTATGGAAGGTCTGAAGAGAGTTAAGACAACTAATACTCACTTCCTTGCTGGTATCTATGTAAACCTGAACGATTACAACGTTGGTGCTGATAAGGGTGGAGCTGTTAACATGTTTGACGATTTCGATATCGATTACAATGCTCAGAAGTACCTTATTGAGACACGCTGCTCAGGAGCTATGACTAAGCCATATGGCGCTGTAGCACTTGAGTTTGTTGGAGCTACTACAGACGTAGATCCTTCATAAGCTGCGTAAATTCAAAATGGAGGAATGATTATGTCCAAGTGGTTTGGAAAAATAGCTTTTGCTGCTCAAGTAGAGTACGAGCCAGGTAGCTGGGAGGATCAGGTTGTCGAACGTCCGTACTATGGTGACGTAATCAGTAATCGTTGGAAAAGAGAAAACTCCGGATGGGTCAATGATAATATTAATCTTTCAAATCAGATTAGTATTGTTGCTGACCCTTTTGCGATTAATCATATCACTACGATTCTCTATATAGAGTATATGGGGGCTAAGTGGAAAGTCTCAGATGTTGACGCTTCACAATACCCAAGACTTGTATTATCGGTGGGAGGTGTTTACGTTGGGGACACGACTGGAACTTCAGAGTAAATTGGTAGAGTTACTCGGTGCAAACCATGTATATTATCAACCACCGTCAACTGTTAAAATCGAATACCCAGCTATCATTTACTCAAAAGGCAAAATCGATAAAGATAATGCCAACAATACTGCTTATCGTTTTAAAACCAGATATGACGTTATAGTAGTTGACAAGCGCCCCGATAATGCTGTCATTCAAAAACTGCTTATGCTTCCGTACTGTTCTTACGATAGGCATTATACTTCAGACAACCTAAATCATGATTCATTAACATTATATTATTGAAGGAGGAACTAACCATGGCAGGTCAGAAACTTGAATGGGACAAAACTGGCGAACGTTTATATGAAACTGGTGTCAGCAAATGTGCACTTTATGTGCAGGGAGAAGGCGGAACATATCCGCAGGGTGTTGCTTGGAACGGTATTACAGCTGTAACAGAGAGTCCGTCTGGAGCAGAAGCAAGCCCGATTTATGCAGATGATATCAAATACCTCAATCTGTTGTCTACCGAGGAATTCGGAGCAACGATCGAGGCTTATACATACCCAGAGGAATTCGAGGCATGTGATGGTACAGCTGAGATTGCTAAGGGTGTGACAATCGGTCAGCAGAAACGTAAGACATTTGGTCTTTGCTACAGAACTATTGTTGGTAATGACACCGACAGTAACGAGCACGGATACAAGCTGCATATCATTTACGGTGCTCTTGCAGCTCCTTCAGAGAAAGCATATGCAACCGTTAACGACAGTCCTGAAGCAATTACATTCTCTTGGGAAGTTAGCACAACACCGGTTAATGTGAACGGATCTAAACCAACAGCTTCTCTCACAATTGATTCTACTAAAGTTGATAAGCAGAAGCTGGCTAAGCTGGAAGACATCCTTTATGGATCAGCAGAAGCAGCTGCAAGACTTCCACTGCCAGATGAGATCGCTACCGTTATGGCTGACTCATCAGTGTAAGAAACTAACTTAAATTAAATAGCTGAAAAGGCCCTGCTGTCATAAGTGGGGTCTTTGTTTATATGAAAGGAGAATGAAGCATGTTAAAGAAAACAATCACTTACAGAGATTATAATGACGTAGAAAGAACCGAGGATTTCTATTTTAATCTTACGAAGGCAGAGATCATGGAGATGGAACTTGGCACAACTGGCGGTTTTACTGAGATGGTTCAGAAGATTATCGATACTCAGGATATCCCGCAGATCGCTAAAATCTTTAAAGATCTTGTTCTGAAAGCGTATGGTGAGAAGAGTCCAGATGGCAGACGATTTATTAAGAATGACGAGATCAGAGATGGATTTGCTCAGACAGAAGCTTACTCCGATTTATTTATGGAATTGTCGACTAATCCAGACGCAGCGGCAGCTTTCGTTAACGGCATTATTCCAGATAATATCGAAGGACCTAAAAATGCTGTTCCAACACCTGTTAACTAAAACGGATGTGATCGAGGAGGCTTGATAGAATGCTCTCAATTACTGTACCAGAACGTGAAATATTTGATGAGAAGACTGGGGAGTTTATCTATACAAAAGAGACAACATTGCAGTTGGAGCATTCTCTCGTCTCTCTTTCAAAATGGGAATCAAAATGGCATGTTCCATTTATACATACACCGAATCTGAGTATTGAACAGACTCTTGATTATTTTAGGTGTATGACAATCACGAAGAATGTAGACCCTTTGGTTTATCAATGTCTTACAGCCGATAACATTAATCGGATCAAAGCATATATCGATGATCCAATGACAGCCACGACAATCACTGAACGTAATACAGGACCGAGGAACAGAGAAATACTCACGTCTGAGGTTTTGTATTGTTATATGATTGCTCTTGAAATACCGTTCGAGTGCCAGAAGTGGCATCTTAATCGATTGATTATGCTCATACGAGTTTGTGCAGCAAAGAATCAGACTTCTAAGAAAATGGGTAAAACAGAACTCGCTAATCGCAACAGAGCTTTAAATGCAGCTCGAAGAAAACAACTCAACACGAAAGGATGATGTGATATGAGTAATAGTAGTTTAGTAAATTATACACGAATCTCTCCTAACAAGACGAGTCCTAGACATAAGAAGATTGACAGAATCACAATTCATCACATGGCTGGAAACCTTACCGTCGAAACATGCGGCAATGTGTTTGCTCCTAGTAGCAGACAGGCATCGTCTAATTACGGAATCGGATCAGACGGTCGTGTCGGAATGTATGTGGAAGAAAAAGACAGGGCATGGACAAGTTCATCAGGAGCTAACGATCATAGAGCAGTTACCATTGAAGTAGCTGATAATGCGGGTGCTCCTGGATGGGGATGCTCAAGTGCTGCTATGGCAAAATTGATTCTGTTATGTGCAGACATCTGCCGTAGAAACAGAATCGGTAAATTGACCTATACGGGTGATACAAGCGGTAATCTTACGTTACACAAATGGTTTGCTAGCACCGATTGTCCGGGAGCATATCTGGAAAGTCAGATGTCGACAATTGCGGCAGAGGTAAATAAATTACTTGTTTCTGGAGCAACGACTTACACATGGAATGGTGCAACAGCGTCTGGTGGATCTTCTGCGCCAGCTCCGTCTTCTGGCAAGATCGCTGTAGATGGAAAATGGGGACAGGCTACAACTCGAAAAGCACAGCAGGTATTTGGAACAGTTCAGGACGGAATAATTTCGAATCAGCCGTATGTTAATCGTAAGTATTTACCAAATGCTTTTACATCAAGCTGGCAGTTTAAGACTGGCGGATACTCGCAGGGATCTAACTTGATTCGTGCTATTCAGAATAGAATTGGTACAAAAGCAGATGGCTTCTTTGGGCCTAATTCAGTTAAGAAATTACAGCACTTCCTTGGCGTTAAAGTCGATGGATCTATGGGACCTGCTACTGTAATGGCATTTCAGGCTTGGTTGAACAAGTTTTAAAGGAGAATAATTATGATAAGGTTCAGTCACAAGGGCGACTTCTCTAAAGCCACTCATTATTTCGAACAGCTTGGTAAAGTAGCAAATCTCGAACAGGTTCTTAATAAGTATGGTCAAATGGGTGTATCAGCCCTTGCGTCTGCAACTCCTACAAATACTGGATTAACAGCAGCATCATGGTATTACGAGATAGAACGTCAAAATGGAGGAGCTACTTTATCGTTTAAGAATTCCAACATAAACAAAGGGGTTAATATAGCCATCATTATACAGTATGGTCATGGCACAGGAACCGGTGGATGGGTACAAGGGCGCGATTATATTAACCCTGCAATCCAACCAGTTTTCGACAAAATCGCAGATGACGCTTGGAGGGAGGTTACTAAGATATGAGTAGAACAGTAGACGAACGAGTTGTCTCAATGCAATTTGACAACAAGCAGTTTGAAAGTAACGTCAGAACAAGTATGTCAACTCTTGAGAAATTAAAGCAAAGTTTGAAACTGACTGAAGCTTCTAAGGGATTGGAAGGTATCGGGAAAGCAGCGAAAAGCGTTGATATGTCTCCAATGGCTACTGGCGTCGAAACTGTTAGGATGAAGTTCTCGGCTTTGGAAGTCATGGCGGTAACAGCTCTTGCGAACATAACGAATTCTGCGGTCAATGCTGGTAAACGAATGATCTCGGCTATAACTATACAGCCTATAAAAGATGGATTTGCCGAATACGAGACTCAGATGAATGCGGTACAGACTATTCTGGCTAACACACAAAAAGAAGGTACGAACGTTAAACAGGTTAATACTGCTCTTGACCAGCTTAATGCATATGCAGATAAAACTATTTACAACTTTACGGAGATGACTCGTAATATCGGTACGTTTACAGCTGCTGGTGTTAAGCTAGATGACTCAGTTTCGGCTATTCAGGGTATTGCTAACTTGGCGGCCGTATCTGGTTCAACCTCCCAGCAAGCATCCACGGCGATGTATCAGCTATCGCAAGCATTGGCGTCTGGTACTGTTAAACTTATGGACTGGAACTCAGTAGTAAATGCTGGTATGGGTGGACAGGTATTTCAGGACGCCCTTATCCGAACATCTGAACATTTGCAGACGGGTGCAAAAGCAGCTATTGAAGCTAAAGGTTCTTTCAGGGAGTCATTACAGACTGGCTGGTTAACTACCGAGGTTCTTACACAGACTCTTGATCAGTTTGCTACAGCTGCTGACACACAGGAAGAATATGAAGCCGCAGTACAGAAATTTGTCGAGCAAGGATATACTCAAGAAGAAGCTAAACAGATGGCGGATATGGCTAAAACGGCCGGAGAAGCTGCGACCAAAGTTAAGACCTTTTCTCAGTTGATCGATACGTTAAAAGAAGCTCTTGGTTCTGGTTGGACTACGACTTGGCGAACAATTATCGGTGACTTTGAGGAGGCTAAATCACTGTGGACGTCGGTCAGCGATGTGCTTAGTGATTACATAAATAAATCAGCAGATGCAAGAAATCAGATGATACAGGGATGGGCTGATCTTGGTGGAAGAACTGCGGTTATAGAGGCCGTTAAAAACACATTTAATGGGCTTTTAAGCATACTCAAACCGATTAAAGAAGCTTTTCGCGACGTGTTTCCACCTATGACTGCTGAGAAACTGTATAAGATAACGGATGGGATTCGTAAATTAACAGAGGGATTTAAACTTAGTAAGAGTGCGTCAGAAAAACTTAAATCTACATTTAAGGGTTTATTCTCAGTAGCTTCTATTCTAGGAAAAGTCTTATTGAGCGTTGGAATTGCTTTTGGTAAGTTGATTACTTCGGATGGTATGAAGGCTCTTGTTAATCTTTTACTTAGTGCTACGGCTGCTATTGGTAATTTCATCTCTGCTTTGAACGATGGTTTCGATGCAGGCGGGTTAACTGGGGTTCTATCGACTATATCTGGCGGGATTTCGAGTTTTGTAAAGTCAGTTTGTGATGGTTTAGGCAAATTTGGTTCTGCTTTACCTAACATTGGTAATGGAATAATTAAAGTAGTATCAAACATATGGAACGCTATAAAAACTGCTTTTGGATGGATCCGTGATAATTTCTCTATCGGCGATATATTCGCTGGACTAGTCGGTGGCGGTCTAGTCGTTACCATTAAGAAAGTTATGAATTTCATCGATCTTATAAAAGAGAAATTTGAAGGGTTCTTCGGAGGAAGTGAAGTATCTGGCATCAAAGATAAAATCACTGATGTTCTGGATTCCGTACATGATTCTTTGCAGAATTTTACCACGGGAATAAAAGCGACTACGCTCCTCACTATAGCAGCTGCTATCGGTATTTTATCTGCATCATTGAAAAATATCGCAGGATTAAAAGCAGCAGACGTTGGAAAATCATTAACCGCTATAGCTGCCATGTTTGTAATGTTGAATCTAATGTTTAAATCAATAAATAAGACCCTAACAGAATATAATCCAAAAGGGCTTATTAAGGCTGGTGCGTCTATATTAATTATTGCTCTTGCTATTAAGACTTTAGCCAGTGCGATGGTTAAATTATCAGGACTATCATGGAGCGAAATAGCTAAAGGATTGCTTGCTATAGGTGTTGGATTAACTGCTCTTTGTTTGGGATTAAAAGCGATTAAAAACGTAAAAATATCGATGTCTACGAGTGTTGTAATGTTAGCTTTGGCAGAAAGTTGCAAAATACTAGCTGATGCTCTTAAAAAGTTTGGCGGTATGAAATGGCGCGAAATAGCTAAAGGCTTAGTTGGAATGGGCGGCGCTCTTGCTGAATTTGTTATCGCATTAAAAGCGTTAGATAAAATTGGAGGAATGAAATCCATATTAAGTAGCGCTGGTTTGCTCATAGCGGTTCAGTCGCTAGGCAAAATGGCAAACGGACTCAAGAAGTTTGGCTCAATGTCATGGAGTGCGATAAAGCGCGGTTTAGTTGGTATGGGCGGAGCTTTGGCTGAAGTATCTGTTACTATAGGCGCTCTCGGGAAGATAGCTGGATTTAAAAGTATATTTGGATCCGGTGCTATATTTATAGTTGTTCAAGGGCTTGGTGATCTGGCCGACGCATTTAAACAATTTGGAATGATGTCTTGGGATGAGATAGGACGTGGACTTGCTGGCATGGGAGGAGCTCTTGGAGAAGTTGCAGTGATTACTGGTTCTCTCGGTAAATTAGCTGGCTTTTCAGGTCTTCTTGGATCTGGGGCTATTCTAATGTTAATTCAAGGTCTTAGCGATCTTGCCATATCGTTCTTACAATTTGGAATGATGTCTTGGGATGAGATAGGACGTGGACTTACTGGTATGGGAGGAGCTCTTACTGAGTTGGGAGTTGTATCTGGTACACTTGGTAAATTAGCTGGCTTCTCTGGAATAATTGGATCGGGGACGATACTGATTCTTATTCAAGGTCTTGGGGATTTAGCCGATGCTTTCCAACAATTTGGCTTAATGTCTTGGGACGAAATAAAGCAAGGATTGGTAGGCATGGGAGGAGCGCTTACTGAGCTAGGCGTAGTGTCTGGATTATTAGGAGGATTGGCTGGTCTTTCTGGAGTGCTTGGTGCTGGAACGTTATTAATAGCCATTCAAGGTCTTGGAGATTTAGCTAATGCTTTTCAACAGTTTGGATCAATGTCTTGGGATGAGATTAAGCAAGGATTGGTCGGCATGGGTGGTGCTCTCACTGAACTTGCAGTTGTATCTGGTCTTTTGGGTGGACTAGGAGGTCTTGCCGCTATAGTTGGTAGTGGTTCTCTTCTATTGGCAGTTCAAGGTCTTGGAGATCTTGCTAATGCTCTTAAGAAGTTTGGAGAGATGTCTTGGGAGGAGATCGGTCGTGGTTTAACAGCCATGGGTGCTGCATTAAGTGAAATTGCGGTAGGCTCATTAGCCAACACTCTGTCTGGCTTAGGTGCTTTATCTATTGATAAAATCGCTGAACCATTGGGTACATTGGCTGATTCCGTTAGAAGATGGACCGGTGTAACAATACCAGAAGGTCTTGGAGAACAATTAAAGACCCTTGCAAGTGGTATAAGGAGTTTTACATTCGACGGGCTCGGCGCTTCAGCTTTAAGTACTGCTGCTGAACCTTTGGGTACATTAGCTAGTTCAGTTAGAAAATGGACGGGAGTAATTGTGCCAGAAGGTATCGGTGATCAGCTTAAAACTTTAGCTAGCGGAGTCAGAAGTTTTACATTCGACGGGCTCGGCGCTTCAGCTTTAAGTACTGCCGCTCCGGGGATCGGAGATTTAGCAGGAGCAATTCGAAAATGGACCGGTGTAACAATACCAGAAGGTCTCGAAGGTGGATTGAAATCCATCGCTAACGGTGTGAAAGCATTTACACTTGCGTTCATGGGCGGCATGTCGCTAGATACGGTAACCGGTCCGATCGGTGAATTAGCCGGCTCAATTAAAAAGTGGAACGGAGTAACGATACCAGAAGGTCTTGAAGGTGGATTGAAATCCATTGCTAACGGCGTGAAAGCTTTTGGATTAGCATTTGTCGGCGGATGGACTCTCGATGCTGTTACTGGGCCAGTCGGTGATTTGGCAGGTTCAATTAAGAAATGGAACGGAGTGCAAGTTCCAGAGGGTCTTGAAAGCGGATTGAAATCTATCGCTAATGGAATTAAGTCGTTTAGTCTGGCGTTTGTTGGAGGATGGACTCTTGATGCTGTTACGGGACCCGTCGGTGATCTTGCTAGTTCGGTGAAAAAGTGGAATGGCGTAACAGTTCCGAGTAACATTGGAACTCAGTTATCGAACTTAGCGACTGGTGTGAAAGCGTTTTCTGGAATCGAGGACATATCTTCGACTGTTAGTAGTATTGGTAAGATAGCGTCTTCAATGACCACATTAACAGGAGTTGGGTTCGGAACAGTTGCTCAAGGGCTAAGTTCGGTTGCTACGGCATTGTCTAATTTCGCAACTTCTACGGGGTCATTATCTGGTGTGGGTGAAAGTATAGTGACGAATGTGATCAACCCTATTAAGAACGCTGGAACACAAGTGTCTAGCGCAGTTAGTACTATGATAACCAATGCTACGACTAGCTTGAGTGGCTGTGGGACTAAGTTTTCTACAGCTGGACAGCAAGCCGTTACAGGTTTTGTGACCGCTTTTTCATCGGCAGGTCCACGTGTATCAGCTGCTATGAACTCTATGATGTCGTCTATGTCTTCGACCGTAACGTCCAACAGCGCTCGTATTTCTTTAGCGTTTAATACTATGATGAATTCAGTCGTGACGTCAATCACGAGTCGACGTGGATTATTTATGAGTGCTGGAACACAGTTGATGGCTGGGCTTAGTGCTGGTATGAGTACTGGGTCTTCGTCTATTGTTCCTGCCGTAAACTCGACAATGACACAAGCAACAGCTATCATTATCGGTCGTCGTGGATTATTCCAAGCAGCAGGTATGCAATTAATGGTTGGTCTTCGTGCAGGAGTTACGAGCGGAGCGGCTGGTATGGTTTCAGCTGTTACCATGGTAGTAACTAAAACTTATACTATGATCTTGGCGAGACGAGCACAGTTCCAGGTAGCCGGTAGACAGCTTATACAGATGCTTGCGAATGGACTTCGTTCTGGGGCTTCTGCAGTTAACTCAGCGATTTCTTCAGCAATGAGTAGCTGTAGTAGCGCAATTCGGTCACACTATGGTTCATTCAAATCAGCGGGCGGTTACCTTGGTGATGGTCTTATCGCGGGTATCAATTCTAAAAAGCAAGCTGTTTATAACGCAGGTTATGCTTTAGGCCAGAAAGCGGTACAGGGTGAGAAAGATGGGCAGCAATCGAAATCGCCGTCTAAGCTTACAAAGAAAGCTGGTCGTTGGCTAGGCGAAGGTCTTGTAATCGGTATGGAACAGATGGGTTCTGCAGTATACAAAACCGGTAAGTCAATGGGTGCAAACGCTGTTGACAGTATTACTGGAGCACTTAGTAGCATCAATGAAGTATCTACAATGGACATGGGATTTGAGCCTACAATCAGACCTGTAGTTGATATGAATGAAATTCAAAATGGATCTAGATCTCTGAGTATCGGAGCGGATCTCAGTGCGAATTTACTTTCTAAACCTGTCAACTCATTACAGCAGATTGTATCAAGCGCACAGGCCGACATCAATGCAAGTAATAATGAAGTGATTAAGGCGATTAACGATTTACGAGCAGATTTGGCTACACTCTACTCGGGTGATGACACCGAAGTTGCTCTGTATATGGATAGCAAGAAGGTTGCTTCTACACTTGCGAAACCTATGAATCGTCAATTGCTTACATTACAGAAAAGGGGGGCTTACTAATGAGTTATCCGAGTTATCCGAATAACCGTTTAATTGTAGACGGTGTGGATCTGACTTTGAAATACGGATTGATTCTGGTAGATGGATATACGTTAGAACCTCCTGAGCCAAAAACTTACGAGGTAGATATCCCAGGCGGAGACGGTAAGATTGACCTTACTGAAACTCTGCTTGGCGATACCGCCTACAAGAATCGAAAGATGGAATTTGAGCTCTATGCGATTGGACTTGAAGACGCTAAAGATTTCGAACGAGTCATGACGGATGTGAAACGATTTCTTCATGGAAAGTCATTTTATTTCAGAATTACGATGGATCCGGATTATACATACCATGGTCGATTTACGATTTCTGGACCGAAACATTCCATGTATATGAACGGAGTTGCTGGTTATATAAAGGTAACCGTTGATGCCGATCCGTTCAAGTATTTGGATGATCCAGTATACAAAATTGACGCTGTTGGCGGGAAAACAGTTTACTTCGAAAGCGGAAGAAAACGAGTAAGACCGACTATTGAGACTGATGGATTCTTGAAAGTGATTTTCAACAATAAGCTCTATATGCTACAGCAAGGATCATGGATTATTAATGACATTCTATTCAAAGCTGGAATGAACGAGCTCTATTTCAATTCTTATGATATGAAGAATCTTACATGGGGAGAAGTGAAAGAAGCCGGAACAACTTGGGCTGACTTTAAGAAGAAGAAACTGTTCGAGTGGTATAAGTTAAAAGGAGACGGTACTCAGGTAATCGAATCTTGGAACGATGAATCTGCAAATACGTGGCAAGATCTTGCTGAGAAAACATGGGGAGATCTTACATATATGGCGGAAGTAACTGGAAATATAAAAGATGTTTATGTGAAGTATAAGGTAGGTGAATTGTAATGCCAAATCAGACAGCTAAGATGCAATTCAATACATTTTTAGAAAATGATGTGGTGGATTGGTCATTGATTAACGACAACTTCGAAAAGCTGGATAACGTGGTTCTATGTGTTGAGAGCGGTGAGAAAACGGCTGCTTATTCTGGTGGAGTAACTGGTAATGCTACGTGGCGCTATAAGAAATACTCTGACGGATCTATTGAGCTTTATACAAAGATGGAATTTGATAACATTAAATGTAATGGCGGAGCATCATCTCCTTATTATTCAGGAACATCTAAAGTTATGTTCCCGTTTCGGCTCACAGCGGTTCATGACGTACAGATGCATTTGGCGTCAAATACTATTGGATGGGTATCTGACATTACTGGAAAGAGTGTTATCGATTACGTCATGTTTAGAGTCATGAGTACGGCATACGAGAGTACGAATATCTATAAACAGGTATTTATTAACGTGAAAGGACGGTGGAAATAATGGCTACAATTACAGCAAATTTGCGATTGTTGAAACCGGATCTTGCAGATAATATATCACCAGCTCCAATGAATGAAAACATGGAAAAAATAGATGAAGCGTATGGCGATTTATCGGTTGACTATGTTGTTGCACAAGGTGTTCAAGGTAAATGGAGATATAGAAGATGGAATAGCGGTCTGGCTGAATGCTGGTATGCCGCTGAAGGAAATACTGGTGCCTGGAGATGGTGGTCTACAAAAGCGGACTGGTTACAGTATGGATCAAATGTCCTGTATGCTGAATATCCGTTAACATTTGCAGAGCTTCCTATGGAGTTTGCATCTGCTACTTGCTCGACGACAGACTGTTGGCTTGATCGAACTGGCGGGCAAACAGTTTCAAGATCGTCAAATTACTATGTTACAACCCAGGGTGATACTGCGAAAACAGCTGGTACATATAGACTTCAATTGTATGTTGTAGGTAGGTGGAAATAATGTATTTCGTAAAGTATGGAAAGGAATATTTACATGATCCGAGAATAGACGAGTATATTCTTATAGATTTGTCATTGGATTGTGATGAGAATACGTGTGGTTATTGCGACTTCACGATATATCCTTCCCATCCGATGTACAACAAGCTGAAAGAGCGTGACGCCGACAATCCTATTGAAGTGTATGACGATAATATTCTTCTATTCTCAGGTTTTATCTACGAACTTGGTTTAGAGTTTTACCAGGACGGTAAAGTCAAATGTAAGGGCGAATTAGATTATCTTAGTGAGTCTATCGTTCGCCCTTATTCAACTTTAGAGAATGGGTATGGTGATGGGCATCAGCCTCCCACCAGTGTAAATGGATATTTCGAATGGCTTATCGAACAGCATAACGATCAAGTTAAAGACAATAAGCGTTTTACGATCGGAATAAATCAAGGAGCAAGTCTTGATCCAAATAACTACTTATATCGGGAATCGACAAAGTATCCGACAACTTGGAGTGAAATCAGTGAGAAGCTGTTAGACGAGCTTGGTGGGTATTTTCGCATCAGGCATGAGGGCAGCACCCGGTATATCGATTATCTTTCGGAATGGACTGATACAAACACTCAGATTCTTGATTTTGGTAAGAATTTAACGGATTACACTCAAACTGATGATTCAGAGAGTATTGCCACATTTGTTATTCCTCTTGGCGCAAGAATGAGCGATACCGGGTATTCATACAACGATGGATACTATAAAACCGCCGACACTAAGATGGATCCCGAAAAAGAGTATTATACGAAATCAGATAACGGCTATACGAAATGTAGTGATGATCTCAAAGCATTCGAAGCGGGGGTTACATATTACGAATATTTCGAGTTGTTTGACGAGTCTGGATTATCCTTAACAATCGAAGGCCTGGAAGATAAGGAATACGATACAGCAGGTTATAGGAAATCTGGAGACATCATATATTGCGATTCGGCTGTACAGAAATATGGCTGGATTGGCGTTAAGTATGAAAACAGTGATATCACTACTAAAGAGCAGCTAGTTTCGAAGAGTATCATAGCTTTGAAAGAACTTATTTCACCTAAACGGACGATCGAGATCAAAGCAGTTGATATGCATCTAGTAAACCCGGAGTTAAAACCAATCCGAATTGGCGAATATGTCAGAGTACGCTCAAAACCTCACAATCTCGATAGCTATTTTCTTTGTACGAGTATTGATCTGGACTTAAACAATCCAGAGAATAGTACGTATACATTGGGGACGACATTTGATACTTTAACCGGTCAGCAGAACAAGAGAATTAAACTTCTCAATGCAACAATCAATCAGACTTATGAACAAGCTGAAAAATTGACCGAGAAAGAAAAACAGAATGCTCAATCTGCAAATGAGGCATTGAAGAAATCAAATGTAGCTACTAAGACCGCTAATACGGCTAAGGAAACTGCAACCGAGGCTAAGAACAAAACCATCGTCAAAGTAATTGATGAGTATGCTGTATCGGAAAGTACTAGTGACCCACCTCAGACAGATGAGTGGTCTAGAGAAGCACCTGCTTGGGAAGAAGGTAAATTCATATGGCGGCGCTTTATTTATGTTTATGGTGACGGTCATGAAGAAACTGGCGAGCCCGCTTTGTCGACTGGAGGAAGTGGAAAAGACGGTGAGGATGCTGTCACGCTAAGGATTGAATCATCAAGAGGCACTGTATTTAAGAATGATCAAGTTTCTACGATTTTATCAGCGGTGATTTACCAGGGGTCACAGCGGATTACTGACAGCGCAACAATGAAGTCGACATTCGGTAACTCGGCTTATTTGCAGTGGAAATGGATGCGGTTGGATGACGAGACATTCGGTATAATTTCGTCTGGAGATCCGAGATTCAGTGATAACGGTTTCAGGTTTACTCTGTCACCGGATGATGTAGATACAAAAGTAACTTTTATGTGTGAATTAATAGTGTAAAGGAGAAGATAACATGGCAATTAAATCAGCGGATCAAATTACAATCGTTGACGTTACCGATGCCTACTCGGTCATGTTAACAAGTGAAGCATATACATTTGTAGGAGGAGTCGGTGGTGTTGGCTCTGGACAGGCTTGTACGACAGAGGCAGTGGCATATTGTGGTTCAAATCAATGTGCGGCTGTAAACGTAACGGTTGGGGATATTGTTTGTCCGACTGGAATCAGTGCAAAAGTTGAGAATAGTGGTACGTCTAAAGTTAAAATCACATTTACGACTACCGCTACCATCTCTACGTCATGCGAGGCAACGATTCCAGTAGTAGTTGACGGAATCACAGTAAATAAGAAATTCTCATTCGCAGTGGCTAAGGCTGGACAGAATGGTACATCTGTAACTGTAAAATCTACCTCTGTAACTTATCAGGTAGGAGATAGTGGTACGACAAAACCGACTGGAACCTGGGGTACTGATATTCCGTCTGTAAGTAACGGGAAGTATCTGTGGACGAAGACAGTTGTGGTTTATTCAGACAACAAGTCAACTGAGGCTTACAGTGTTTCATATAAAGGAACTAATGGTACATCTGTAACAGTGAGTTCATCATCTGTAACATACCAGGTAAGTACATCTGGTACAACTACACCTACTGGATCTTGGGATCCTACTGTTCCTACCGTGCCAAATGGACAATTCTTATGGACAAAGACCGTTGTTACCTATTCAGACGGTAAATCTACAACTTCATACAGTGTTTCTTATAAAGGGACTAACGGTGTTAATGGAGCAGATGCTATCTCTATGACAATCACAAGTTCAAACGGAACGGTCTTTAAGAACAATTCCGGAAGCACAATTCTGACAGCACATGTGTATAAAGGTGGAGTAGAACAGACAGTTACAGAAGCAGGTATATGCGGATCATTAGGTAGTGTTAAATGGTACAAAGCTGGAAGCACTACGGCGGTCGCTACAGCTAACACATACACAATTTCAGCAGCAGATGTAGAGAATTCAGTAGTTATCACAGCACAGTTAGAAAAGTAGGTGATTGCTTATGGCAGTAAAAGCGAGTGTTCAGATTACTATTTCAAAAGTAATTGACATATATGCGTGCTACCGTTATTACAAACTTCAATCATCAACTTTAGTGAAACCAGCTAAGCCGACTACAAATCCTCCAAGCGGTTGGAGCGATACCGAGCCGGCTTATATTTCTGGTTCGACTAACACACTGTATTTTGTAGACTGCAATGTATATAGCGATCAGTCATTCAGTTTTTCAGAAGTATCAATAAGTAGTAGTTATGAAGCGGCTAAGGATGCATGGAATAAGGCTAATAAAGCGCTAAATGATACCGTTGTATCAGTAGACGTCGAATATTACCTCTCAACCTCCGCTACATCTTTGACTGGTGGTTCATGGTCAACAACAGCACCAACCTGGGCGAATGGAAAGTATATGTGGTCCAGGACAGTAACGGTCGACGGAGCAGGTAACAAAACATATTCTCCAAGTCAAAATGGAGTTTGCATTGCTGGAGCAAAAGGAGACACAGGAGCTAAGGGGGATAAGGGTGATACAGGTGGTACCGGTGCAGCTGGAAAAGGAGTAACGTCCATCGTTGAACAGTATTACAAGTCTACCTCAGCTACCTCTTTAGCCGGAGGAAGCTGGTCTACGACATATCCTGGATGGGAAAGCGGAAAGTATATCTGGACAAGATCCGTGATCACGTATACCGATAACACTACGTCAACTACCACAGCAGTATGTGTTACCGGAACTAAAGGTGACACTGGAGCTAAGGGGGATAAAGGCGATACTGGAGTAGCCGGAAAAGGTGTAAAATCCTCGTCAGTTACCTATCAGGCAAGTACATCTGGTACAACTATACCGACTGGTGCATGGAGTACAACAATTCCATCTGTAGCAGCCGGTTCTTTCTTATGGACAAAAACGGTCATTACTTACACAGATAACACCACTACAACTTCTTACTCAGTCGGTAAGATGGGAAGTAACGGATCAAAAGGCGATACAGGAGCAACTGGTAAAGGTGTGAAATCAACGGCGGTAACTTATCAGGCAAGCACGTCTGGCACGACAGTTCCAACTGGTACCTGGTCATCAACAATACCGTCAGTTTCAGCCGGTTCGTTTTTATGGACTAGAACGATTATCGCCTATACAGATGATACGACATCAACCTCATATTCTATCGGTAAGATGGGTAACACTGGTGCTACCGGAGCGATAGGTGAAACTCTATCCAACGGTAAACTTCTGTATAAAGACGTTATGTTTGCTGAAGGAAATAACGGCATAAGTTCTTATAACAATTCCAGCGGTGGCGCTGTTACGTTGGTACGACAGGCTAAATCGTCAGATAACCCATGCGGTGACTATGAATTAGTCATTACGAATACTGGCGCTGCTTCACCTGGTATTGGTGGATTTAAATGGGCACATGCCACACGAGCAAACGCTGTATTTATTTACCGTATTATCGCAAAGATCCCGACAGACAGATCTTTACGCTGGATGAGTAATAGCGCCGGTGGTGTTACTTCTGGTAAGTTCCTTACTTCCAATAGTGGAACTGGTAAATTCACAGAATACATCTACAAGTTTACTTGTGGCGCATCTGGTACTTTCGGCACTACCGGTTGCTTCTATATAAACGGTTCAGCAGGTAGTTCATCATCTCCTGTGAAATGGTATGTGGCTTATGCTGGCGTTTGGGATATGACTGACTATGAGGACATGCTTCCGAAAGACGAAGCAAAGGACATCTATACGACTCAGCTTGAAATGTCAAAGACAAATAGCGAGCTTCGTTTGGATTTTACTAAATCAATCGCTTCGGCATCTGATGATATGCAGTCGAAATTAGATGCTGCCAATAATGCAACTAATCAAAAGTTCGGAGAAATCAGCAAATATATTCGATTTGTAGACGGCAAGATTATTCTTGGGGAAACAGGGAATGAACTAACACTTACTGTACAAAACGATCGAGTGTCGTTCCAACAATCGGGTAATGAGGTTGCATATTTCTCGAACAATAATCTTTACATCAAGAGAGCTGAAGTTCTCACGACGTTGAAGGTTGGTAATTATGAGTTCGCACCGCGTAATGATGGCGGTCTGGCTCTAAGAAAGAGAGGTAATTAATGGGCGTGGGGAAAAGCACATTCGCTTTCACAAACACAGCTATCACGCTGGATGGTGGATCAACTACCATTAATATTACACGAGATAATCAGTCATACAGCCATAAGTTATCTCATGGTTATGGAACAATTGCTACGTTGGCAGTAGGAACAACTTCATATACTTGGAAACCGACAGCGGCTCAGTTGACGAAGTTCTTTGAGGAAGTTCCAAATCAGAAGACAAGACAGATCGACGTTTATCTTGATACTTATAACGGTTCGACATTGGTTGGACGAGATGTACATGCTCTGACAGTTACCCTATCAGAAGCAACTGGTAAAGCTACGATAAGTGGGTTCGCTATTAATGACGGTAACTCTACAACAAGTGGCTGGGGCATCGTAGTTGATGGTAAGTCCGCATTGTCTATAGCCAAAACGGTTACGGCTAAGTATGGAGCAAACATTACCAAAGCGGTATTTACATATGGGTCAAACGAATTCATGACAATTGATGATTTGGTTGGATCTCTGCCGTTAACCGCAGCGGCAAAAAGCTACAATATTGGCTACAAGGTTACGGATAGTAGAGGATTTGTTACGACTGCTAGTGTATCTAAGTCTTGTGCGAGATACGAAGCTCCTATGATCGATACTCTTGAAATGGTCAGATGTGACTCGTCAGGTAATGAGACAGAAGCCGGCACTAAAGCTAAGGCTATCGTGAAAGGATCCTGGGCATCTATCGGTGGTAAGAATACTGCTACATTTAAACTCGGTTACAAACTTCAAAATGGAACTTCTTATACGTATCAGACAATAACTGTTACGAATGGAGTTGTTAATGTGGAGCAGATCCTGAGTGTTACTCTTTCAGCAGATTCTGATTATCTGTTTGCTGTTTCATTAGTAGACGGATTGGGCGGCTCATTCACGGAAGAAAGTATCGGTTTCTCAAATAGTAAGAATATTATGTATGTTTCTGCTGACGGTGAGGAATTGATTCTGGGTTCTAGTTCTGATGGTAATATTCTTATCGGACCTGATCATGTTGATATCAGGAAAGGTGAGAATGTCAGGGCATCGTTTGAAGCTGATAGAATAACGCTTGGCGATGGATATCTTAGAGTTGAATGTATAGATGCTGATGGAGGAACTGGAAAATGGACTGGCATAAAAGCTGTCGATCCTTTAGTTAAATCTATGGAACTGGCCATTGACGACGGAACAAATCACGGTAATTGGATAGCTCTAAGCCTTGCACAAAAAGATAAACCATCAGGAACAGGATCAACACCAATTGCAGGTTATGCTAGTTTACACGCAGATCATATAAATTTTAAAGCGGCTCAATCTCTGACTTACGACATCCCAGTGCTTAATTCCGGAGACTGCAACACGCTAACCAGAAGCGGGAAATGGTATCTTGCTAATGGCAGTATAAATCGCCCAATCGATAAAAATGGTTGGCTTGAGACTAAACTCTATTCCACAACTCATTGCCATCAGACGTACACAACATATACCGGTGAAATATATACACGAATGATGCAGGCCGGAACGTGGGGTGGTTGGAATAATGGAACAATCGCCATGGCTACTAGTGGTACATCCGCTGCGAGACACATACGGTTGGGTCCCGTTCATATAATAGGAGGTTCTTGGGTAGCTACTGGTATTGGAAAGAACTATATAAAAATAACAGACGATGCAAATTTAAAATCTCAATTTGGATTTAGTTCGTTCGATCCGAACAAATGTGTCGCACATGCTATGTCGATCAGCGGATCATTTGTGGTGCAAGGAATTACTCGATTTCCGAATGATGGGTACTATGCGTACTTTAACGGGGTGGTTGGAACTGGAGCAAAGGTGACCCTGACATTTGTATATATGTATTTTGACTTTTAATTAGGAGGGGTTAACGTGGGAAGCGGTTATTACAGGAAAGTTACTCGTATCAAACAAGATGCTAAACCGATCGACAATGTCACCAAATTTGAATATGGTGACGATGACTATGAAGAAGTTGAAGAATGGGTCGAGTGTAGTGAAAATTTAGCAGCCGCAATAGCTAAATCTGATAAGCGTGAATCATTCCTCACAGCAGGACCAAATACGATAGCTGAACAGGACGATGCTATCTGTGCTCTGTATGAAGAAAACTTGGCGTTAAAGTCTACGGCAGCAGATCAGGATGATGCAATTTGTTATTTATATGAGCAAATGACGGAGGTTGAGTAAATGGCAACTAATAAAGCAATTATTAACGCGTATGTACGAAGAATCAAACGAGGAGCTATCACAATCGATGATGTTCCAGAAGAAATTCGTGATGAGGTTAGAGCAGCTTTAGAAAGTACTAAATGAGGAGGTAAAAGCTTATGAAACTTTCAGACAAAACCTATGACACTTTGAAATGGATTGCAATGTATTTGTTACCAGCGGCCGGTACCTTATACTTTGCATTATCCGGAATCTGGGGATTACCTTATGGAGAGCAGATTGTAGGTACGATTACCGCAGTCGATACTTTCCTCGGTGTACTCCTTGGAATTAGTACAGTACAGTACAAAAAGGTATCGTAAATGGAGTTCTCCATAACATCGGGCCAGATACTTGCATTTTGTGGTCTCGTCACAGCTCTTTACGGTGTATGGAAAATCGTTAAGGAAATGAAAAAGCCTGGCGATGATTTGAAAGAAACCGTAGAGAGACATAGTCAGATTCTTGATAAGGATAATAGACGATTGAAAGAAGTAGAAGAGTCAAATCAGATGATTCTGAAATGTTTATACGCTATTCTCAATCACGAGATTACGGGCAATAATGTCGACAAGCTGACCGCTAGAAGAGACGAATTGCAAGAGTATCTGATTGATCGATAAAAATCAAAATGTATTAGGAGAAGGGGCAGCCGCAAGTAAAACAGCCCCTTTTCTTTTTCTCCAACCCTTGATATATAGCCATTGGGATGAAGTGACCCCGTATGAATGGGGACCAAATTGACCCCAATGCTATTCGCACTTAAGTTTCACTCGTATAGTATACGGAGCGACATGATACTGCAAGCCTTTTCTAACATCTGTCTCAAATATCTCGGCATTCTTTTTATTGATTCGCACGATCTGTGGACGGTCGTATTCGATGCGGTCTATAATACTTTTTAGATACTGGTTTGTGATTTTGGCATCTAGGTCGGCATCTTCTAAGGCTTTCAAAGCTTCGGTCGTTTTGATCAGCTCGTCTTTATAATCGATGTGTTTAGGAGCGGAACCTTTAGCTTTATCAAGTGCTTTATTTATCTCTTCCTTCTCGGCTAATACTTTCTTATTCAACTTCTCGAAAATATGTTGAGGAAGGCGTTTATTTGGATCAGGGTCATATTGCGCTTCCCATTGGTCCTGTTCTTTTTGTTCAGCATCTTTAAGTTGTTTAGTGAGACGCTCTATTAGATCCTTATGCAATTTCAAAGAATCGTCTTGATCGTTCTCTATACGAACCTTAAAGTCTTCTATACAATCTCTTAAAACTTTACACATATAGTCTAGTACTTCGTTATAATCTACGGATCCTGTCTTACAATGAACCTGATTATTACATACGAGTTTTGGGGGAGCAAATTCAACTCCATTTCGATTGTATGTGTTATAGCCTATTTTTGATCCACATTTCGTACAAAACATAATTCCACTAAAAGGATTCTTTAGGCTTAGATTTTGTTTAGTACGGTGGCGTTTTCCCTTAATCGCACGTGCTTTGTAGAAGAGCTCTTCCGAAATAATCCCATCGTGTTTTCCCTCAAAGATTAGATACTCATCGACTTTTGCTTTTGGTCGGAGCTTCTTAATTTCTTGATTCTCGATTACTTTAATAGTTTTTCTCCAGTTCCAACGAACACAACCAATATAATGGACATTTTCCAAGATTCCAAAAATGATACTCGGTTTCCAAGTAGAGCAGCCTGTTTTAGTTTTAACACCTAGCTCTTCTAATCGTCTGCAAATAGTTGTAACACCGATATCGTCATTACAGTACCAGTTGAAGATCATACGGACCACGTCGGCTTGGTCTTTACGTTCGACTAGGGTAAAGTAGTTTTTCTTCAGCACTTCGTCATATCTCTCGACACGATCATAACCATAAGGAGCAACAGAACCCACATAATTACCAGCTTTAACACTTGCTAATCGACCACGAGCTTGAATCTTTTTGAAATATTCGAGATATTCATTCCCGCGTTTTAGCTCTCGCTCGAAAGCATCACGGTCATATTCATCTCTTAAGTCGTATATTTTATGTGGCGTAATGACGCAAGTATTTGTATATCGAAGAAGACGAATTAGTTTCCCAGCGTCCTCTAAATCACCACGACTGAGACGCTGTACATCGACTACGATAATTGCCTTAATGGCTGGGTTCTCAATCGCTTTTAGTAATCGTGTGATTTCAGGTCTATCTTTAAGTGATTCACCAGACCCAACTTCCATGTATCTGTTTTCTTCTGGAATGGAACCCCCGAGATATTTCCGTGCATATTCATCGATGATTTCGCTGTGTCTTTGAAGTGTCTCCTCGACCGATAATAACGGGTCGTCCATTCTCGACTTTCTTCCATATTCTAACGATTCGTAATAATAAAACTTCGGATATTCTTTGTACATTGGTGTTCTTCCTTTCTATGATGTGTGTTTTATAAAAGATGTGTACTGCCCGAATAACTTTAGACATCACCTCCTTTACGCATAGAAATTAAGAACTTTCCATACTCTATCAATTTTTCGTGTTCTTCATCGGTAAATGGATCCATGCCGAATACTTTATGCCAAGTTTCAACATGCCTCACATATTCTTCATTCATTGATGAGTATATAGCTTCTTCTTCGCCATCTGATATTTTCGTTGATAACATTTCTTTCGTACCCCAACCCATTAGATGAGCAGGCGTTGTATCCAGAGCCTCAGCTAACGGATTCAGTATGTCTAACGGTAAGTTCTCAATGCCTCCGTTTTCGTAACGATAAATAGTTGTTCGATTCTTTCCCAATTTTGAGGCTAATTCCTCAATCGTTATCCCTCTTTTCATTCTTAAAAGTTTTATTCGTTTTCCTATTGTCATTAACTTTTCTCCTTTCTGCTTAATCAATCATATATTAATAATTGCACATATGCAAACAAAAAGTAAAGTTAGAATAAAAATGTTGCATGATATGCGAAAAAATCTATTGACAGAAAAATCCCAATGATGCTATCTTTTTAATTGTTGCGTAACATGCAACTAGAAAGAGGTGTGTGCATTGAATGCAAATAAATTATGGATCAAGATCATCGAATCGGGGATTATCATCGGGGTCGCGTTAGAAATATACGAACTATTATGCAACCCAGAAAAACTAACGATTGGTGATGCACTGCTGTTAAAAGAATTACTGAATTTAACGAACCTTGAAGCAATTGACATATTTCTATCATAGAGGTGTTATACATATGAAAACTTATAAATTTGAAAACGCTACGATTTATGTGCATGGCGAAGTAGATAAAGATGTGCTTAGAAAAGCAACGATTAAACTGGTAAAAGATTCTCGTAAGTATAAGGCTGAACGGAGGGCGGTTAAGTGATGTCTACCGTGATACGACCAGAAGTATCAAAGAAGAATCGTTATTGGATTAGTAAGCATCGGCATTACGAGTTGAAACATTTCTGTTTACAGTATGCCGATTGGAAGAAAACCTATTCATATTTGGATGGGAATACAGTAGCTGCTACGAATTTAGAGAGGCTGCCATCTGGGAATGAAGTTGGTGATCCGACAGCAGATGTCGCATTACAGAAAGCTTATTATCTAGAGCGAATTGAGCTGATCGAGAAGACCGCTGAAGAAGCTGATAAATACTTGAGTGATTACATACTGAAAGCTGTGACGGAGGGTATTTCGTATACATGCTTAAAATTCAAAATGGAGATCCCGTGTGGTAGAGATATGTTCTACGACAGATATAGACGATTCTTTTGGCTTTTATCGAAGATGAGAGACTGAAAATCGAGATAGGAGAGATTAAAGGCCATTAAGTAAGACGCAATAAAGCATACAATTAAATATTAAGTTTTAAGAGGGCTTGGGTTAATTGAACTCGGGCTCTTTTTTTTTATTTGAAGACACTGAGAATAGGTTTGAGCACGCCGAAAACAGACGCGAAATAAACAATTCCTCTTATGAAAAGGAGAGAAAACCGCTGAGGAAGAAGCCTCATTGGACCCGAAAAATTACGAGGGATATAAAAAGCTAAGAAGTCGAAAGACCTGAGATTAGCCAATGAGATGTGGTTCGAGTCCGCACGGCTCGTCCTTTTGTTTTCTCCCATACGCGAAATTTACACGTACTCTTATGAGAAAGAGAAAATTACCTCGATTGGAAGAGGCCAAGCCGTAACAAGTATCAAATGCGGAGCAGGTTTAAGCCCTGTGATTCTCTTTCTTTTCTTTTCGCGCCACAAACACATGCTGTTATGGAAACTATGAAACGCAATTAGAAAGGAGGTAACCATATGAACGAATTAGTATTCTTAGTACTCGGTGTTATCGTAGGTAACTACGATAGGGTCTTAGGGGAAACTAAGGCTCTTTCTTTTCTAATCTAGCTTAGCCATATTTAATCTAGGTTAGATTCGCCATACATATAATCCGTACTCGGGTGACTGGAAACAATGTTACAGTTTCAATGTGAAAAATTCCCCGGGTGAGATTTTCGATAAAACATTTCGCTAGTGAGCTAGTGATATCTGGTTTACGGAAGTGAAGTGAAAGAAAGGAGGTAACCATATGAACGAATTAGTATTCTTAGTACTCGGTGTTATCGTAGGGGCTGTTATTGCTACATTATTAAATCGTAGTAAAACAGGCTATGGGTTCTTCAGACTTGAGAAGATCCCGGACGAAGAAGATCTCTATACGATCAATATGAGACTCATTCCGGATCAGAAGTTGAATGAGAAGAAGCGTATTATATTAACGCGAGAATAACACATGCTTTTATGGAACACATTAACTGAATTCAAAAGGAGGATTTTAAAAATGAGCACTAAGAAATTATTAGAGGAAGAAATTCAGTCAGAGATCGAAGAGATTTCGAAGATGGAAGTTGGTTCAGACAAGCATAAAGCCGCAACTGAAGCATTAGCCAAACTGATGGACAAGTACAATGAAATGGATAAGCTTGAATTGGAGTATCAGGAAAAATACGATAATCGAGAAGAAGATCGTAGATTGAAAGAGAAACAGTTACAGCATGACAAGAAAGATGCACTTGTTAAGAATGTATTGACTGGTGTGAGTGTTGTGGGCGGATTTGCGTTAACAATCTGGGGGACTTGCAAATCAATTAAATTCGAAGAGACTGGATCATTCACGACAATAATGGGGCGTGGCTTCATTCAGAAGTTGCTCCCGAAGAAGTAAAGACTGATGTGATTCAAAATGGAGGGTCTAAGTTAAAATAACTTGGACTCTTTGTTTTCTATTTGAAAGGATTGAGAATAGCTAGGAAGCACGAATTCGCGATTTGAACACGTGCTGTTATGGAAACAAAGTTAATTGGATTCAAAAGGAGGTTTGTTATGAACGAAATGGAGAAAAAAGAGAAAAGGAAACTCAGCAATAAGGAAAAACTTATGTTTGCAGGTGGCGCTTTATACTCGACTTTATTACTTGCAGGAGCATATAAAGTTGGGCGTAATGTGAGCGATCTGCGAATTGATAGAGGTATACGTTATTGTTGGAGTATAGACCCGACTTTTAAAACTCACATGGAGGAAGTATTAACAAAAGCACATAAGAAGAAAATAACTTTCTAAAAGAAATTGGCGTCTGGAATACGGCGCCTTTTCTTTTTCTCTCGCGTTATTTACATGCCCTATTATAGAAAAGGAGGTAATATATATGGAAGAATCAAAAGTTATAGCTATGTATACACATTGGAGAGATTCAAACGAAAAAGCATTTGTTATCATGTGGAGTGATCATACTTGGGAACTTATAAAGTATCCAAGTAAAGACTACTGGGTTGGTAAGAAATCTTATAAGCAGTATATGCAACTCAACAAAATAGTTAGTGGCAAAATGACTAAAGACGAAGCTATGAAATTTATTAACGAAAAATTTGAGGGTCTTAGAGAAATCTAGGGCTCTTTCTTTTCTTTTTCTCATAGACGCGATGATTTCAGCTCCTATTATAGAAACTAAATCAATTCAATTAAGAAAAGGAGAATAAAATTATGAAGAATATGACATTTAAAGTTTATTTTAATGTGACTGATTTGGGAGCATATGGAGCAATTCCAGGACTAAAAGAGGCTATGCAAAGTGAACTTATTAGAGTTTACAACATATATGCTGATAAAACGAATTCTGGTATAACTGAACAGTTGAACAGTGAGTTTGACAGACTTAATCCGAATTACTTTGAAAAGAATTCGAATAGAGAATGGTATGAGCTAACTGATTACAATCGGTTTATGGCAGACGGATATCAGAAATTAATCGTTGATGAACTTAATAAATCAAATGCGAGTCAATTACTGGACTTCTACGTAGATCCTGAAGAAGTTGTATTCAAAGGAATGTTAAAAGTAAATCACGATATTAAGATCGATTTCTATATGAAAGAGGCTTAGTTTTGAGACAAGAGTTTGAGCTAAATACTCAGGCTCTTTTCTTTCACCCCTATTTATTAATATATGTGTGAATTAAACAATAGTTAAAGATATTAAACAATAGTTAAATTTATAAAATAAGGAGTAATAGAGTGCGATATTTTTACGAGAAGCCACAACACTATCGATCAATGTATGGTTCTATATACAAATGTAATCATCCTGTTTATAGCGAATGCACATTATTTAAGATAGGAAACCGTGGATTGGGTGTAATTCAGCAACGATACGATGCATCCACTAAACGGACTTGGTGGGGTGAAATTGATCCATGGCTTACCGATGAACTATATTTGCATACGAAATTTAAGCAGTTCTTCGACGAACGATCTGGAGAAGCAATAGACAGTCTATACCCCACTGTTACAATTCGACAAATCATGTGGGCTCTTAAGATGAAACCAATACCGCGTGAACGATGGGAAACATGCTTTGATCGACGAGTTATCTAATTCGCTAAAATTACATGTTCTCTTATGAGAAGTGAAGGAGGTATAACTATGTTAACACCGAAAACAATAAGAATCGCAAAATTCGTCGTATCTGTTATTGGAGCGGGATTAACACTCGTATCCAGAAGCAATACGGAGAAATTGTTAGACGAGAAAATTGCTAAGAAGGTGACAGAAGCGTTATCTAAGCACAATCAGTAAGAGGGTCCTTAGGGACTCTTTTATTTTTATAAAGAAATTAGGAATGTCGGAACATAAGTGAAGTATTTTCGCGTTAAAAACATACCCCTTTATGAGAAAATCATAAGGAGGTAACTAAAATGTTAGACTTTTTAAAATTAAAATTATCTACAAAATTTATGAAAGGCATCGTAGCCAAAGTTATATCTAAGAAAATATACAAACAATTAGGATACAAAGTTGATATCCAATTGAACGATATTCAACTAGATATAGTCGATGGCGACGTGAAAATTCATATCGATGTAGACGGTAAAATGAATAAGACTGAGTTTAGTAGACTTATGGAGCAAATCGAGGAGGAGGCCTGATTAAGGGACTCTTTCTTTTCTGTTTGAACTTAGGTGAGAGCAGCTGCACGAAGTGAAGATCCGCGATAAAACCCATTCTCTTATGAAGATTCTTAAAGGAGGAGATTTACGATGAGAGACAAACTTGTAGGGAAAGACACTATGAAGACTGTAACAAATGTTGCAAAAAGTCTGAAAGGAGTTATCATTCCAGTATTAGGAGTAGTCTTGTCTAGTATCACGATTTCGGATTTGCTGAACGCGGTTAGATATAGCGGTAACGTCGGATATGACGATGCTGTGAAAGTAATCATGAACAGTAATATGTTAGCGTCATACAAGACAGAAGCTATTACCGTACTGAAACACGATGGTTCACCAGACTATTATCGAGCAGTCATTAGCACAGTTAATAGTGATATGATGAGTAGCTATAAAGTAGATGCGATTCGTAATATGTCTAAAGAGCAATGAGATTCAAAATGGAGTCTGAGTATCGATTACTTGGGCTCTTTCTTTTTCGCGTAGATAACACAGTCTTTAATGAAAGGAGTGATTGTATGAAAATCAGAAACATTAATAAAACTGACGTGATGAGCATGTTAACAAATAGCGATCTATATTTGATTAGAGTCGTGTATAAAGATTACGAAGGTCAAAAACTTAGAAATTGCTATATAAAACATATATCGACAATGCCAGTCAATAAAATATTAGATGCGATAAATGATGAAAATGCAGCATTTGTAGAAATCAAGGAGGAGTCTTAATGGCTCTTCTTTTCTATTTGGGACTCGCGAAATTTACATGTGCTGTTATGAGAAACAAATAGCTCAATGGTAGAGCACTCGACGGAAGCCGATGGTGTAATCGAGAGATACGGGTTCGAATCCCGCACTGTTTCTTTTCTGTTTGGTTTTTAAAAATACTAAATAAGGATGTGTCCTAAAATGAATGCGCGGCTATTTGCCAAACGTAATGCATCAACAGTATTAACTTGCTTAGGAGGAATTGGAGTAGTAGCGACATCTATTATGGCAGTAAAAGCAACACCAAAAGCATTGAAACTTATTGAAGACGCTGAGCGTGAGAAAGGAGAGAAACTATCGAAATGGGAGAAAGTACAAGTAGCAGCACCAACATACATCCCAGCGGTACTTATCGGCGCAACTACAATGGCGTGTATATTTGGAGCGAATATTTTAAACAAACGTCAACAAGCATCACTAGCCAGTGCTTATGCGTTCCTGGATCAATCATACAAGAAATACCGTCGAAAAGTAGTAGAACTGTATAGTGAGGAAACGCATAACGAAGTCGTAAAGGCAATTGCGATTGAGGAAGCAAATGAAGTATATATGCACGCTAGTAACTTTTGTACGGATTGCACACAGTTCTTAGAAGAAGATTACAGTGAGCCTGTTCTATTTTACGACGAATATGGTCATCGATATTTTGAGGCACCAATTGAACAGGTAATCCTCGGAGAATATCACCTAAATCGTAACTATACAATGCGTGGATTTGCTTTATTAAACGAATTCTATGAGTTCTTAGGACTAGAGCAAACTGATCTAGGAGCAGAAGTCGGTTGGGTTATCGAAGACGATGGCTCATTTTGGATCGATTTCCATCACAAGAAGGTAACATTAGAAGACGGTTTAGAGTGTTATATTATCGAGATGTTTATGGAACCATCTGTTGAATGGAAAGAATATTATTGGTAAATGAAAGGAGTAAAACATGTGGGAAGAAACTAGTTTAAATGAAACACAGACAACATTTGGATATTTGAAACAGTATTATTGGGATCGAGATATCTTTTGCGAAACCATACAAAGTGTAATGAATTATAATACATTACTTGACGCTTTTTGCTATGGAGAATTCAATCAAGGGCAGTATTTCGCTTGGTTCAAAGACGAAGATGAGTTCTACATTATTCACAAAAACAGCGGCGTGATAATTAACTGGTATAAACATCTCGGACGAACTAACACGTGTAATCGAGACGGCATAACGCTTGATAATTTACGAGAGTTCTTCGAGTTGTTCAAAGAAGACCTTTTAGATTGGGCAGAAAGTCATAAATATAAATTAGACGAGTAATTCGCGAAATTTACAAAGCCTATTATGAGAGAATAAGATCGACAACTGGGAACAGAACGATCATGTATGCAGTGAAATTCTGAGTACATTCTCTCTTTTTCTGTTTGAACTTTGTGAGAACGGATTTGGCAAAACAGAGTTCAGTACACAGGTGACAAAAGTACATGCTAAATTTATATCGCGAATGAAACATAGGCTTTTATGAGAATTAAGAAAGGAGACTTAAGAATGAAGAAAATCAATGTAGACAAAAGAGTGGTCTTGACAGCATTGTCAGCTATATTTGGAGCAGGAGGATTTATTATAGATATCCTGTCACATAAAGATGACACTGAAGAGATTGCGCAGAGAGCAGCAGAGATTTTAGAAGAGAAACAGTCTGCTGATGAATAATCGATATAAGAGAGATCTGACGAAAATGTTGGGTCTCTTTTATTTGTATAAAAAGTAACACGTTCATAAGAAAGGAGAACAATCATGAACAAACCAAATGTAAACAAGTATTTCAAAATGGCTACACGAGTAATTAAAAAACGTAGCCCAGAGATTCTAACAGGTCTCGGTATTGCCGGTATGGTGACTACAACCGTATTAGCAGTAAAAGCAACTCCGAAAGCACTCACGCTCATTCAAGATGCTGAAATTGAAAAAGTGGACGAGCAGGTTAAAGAAGGAAAAGGTCCTGACGAATTGGATGAAAAGCTTACTCCAGTCGAAGTCGTAAAAGTAGCATGGAAACCATATATTCCAGCAGTACTTCTCGGAACAGCATCAGCAGCTTGTTTGATCGGAGCTAATTCTGTACATGCTCGTAGGCACGCTGCGTTATATTCTGCGTATAAGTTATCTGAAACGGCTCTTACTGAGTATAAAGATAAGGTTAAAGAAATTGTGCCTGAGAAGAAGGTAAAAGAAATCAAGCAGAAACTGGCTGATGATAAGGTTGATAAAGTAGCTAAAAAAGATTCCGAAAATAAAGATTCCAAACCAAGAGTTATTGTATCAAATGATGGCGATACGTGGTTTGTAGATCCGTTCACAAACGAACCGTTCTTATCAACAACCGCCAAAGTCGACGCAGCTATCAATAAAGTAAACAGACAGATGATGGACGAAATGTTTGCATCATTAAGTGACCTATACGATGAGCTCGGAATAGATCATACAGTCAACAGTGATGATATTGGATGGTGTATTGATGATGGTCTTATCGAATCCGATTTCAGCGATGCCATTGTAAGGAATGGTAAAGCGTATGTGGTGATGGATTTTTTAAAGAGACCGGAATACGGGTTTGATGACAAATCCAAATATTACGGATAAAACGCGAAAATTACAAGTGCTGTTATGAGGTAAAAACCAAATAAAAATTATTTCAAGGAGGAAATCAAAAATGAGTGAAACAATGAATAAGGTAATGGATGGAGCAATGACAACTGAGGAATCTATGGATTCAATGGCAATGGGACCAGAAGAAGAATATGAAGGGGGATCTGGAAAGGCATTAGCAGCAGTTTTAGCTGTTGGAGCTGGTGTGGTTGCAGCAGGTACTGTAGCTTACAAAAAGCTTAAAGCTAAAAAGGATGAGAAGCCTAAAAAGAAAACTAAGAAGAGACTTCGCTGGGTTGAAGTGCCAGTTGAAGACGAGGAGTTTGAGGAAGACATTATCGACTCCGAAGCTGAAGAAGTTGATGAATCAGATGACGAAAAGAAGTAAACGGTTTGGATTTATCGGAGGGGAGACCTGAGTGAAAAACTCGGGTTTCTCTTTTTTGTTTGAACTATGGTGAGAATAGTTTTTGAAAGGAGATTTGCAATGAAAAATAGTTTTAAGTATGCATTAGTATTCATGAGTGGAGTAACTGTAGGTGTTGGTATTTGTGGAATCAAAGTAATTGGCTATGCAACTGAAAGAGGATATTTACAAGATGCTATCGCGAAAGCCGTGTTTAATAAACTGAATGATAAATCACAAAAAAGTTCAACCGAGCGTTTTATGTACGTTGAAAATATCGTATTCGAAACTCGTGATGCAGCGGAACAAGTATTAAACAATACAAACGATATGCTCGAAAAATATGGGACGATCAGTGTAACGGATTTACACGATATAGCTGAAATTACCGATGTTAATTACACAAATACAAAGTATGGCTGGACCAGTACAAAACGCTTCGAAATATTAAAAACACGAAAAGGTTATGAGTTGAAGGTACCAAAAGCTATAAGAATTGAATAAAAGAAAAGGGGACATTCTATGCAGGATTACAATGATTATGAACCTTATCATAAATTCACATATGACGGTCCGGTATTAGAATTCGATAGATTAGTAGCGGATCATTGGAAAGGAGAGACGATGGCTCCAACTGCTAGAAAAGCAAAGAGTAATCTCTCCTTTCAATTTAAAAAACAGAATAATCGTAACGCCGGTGTGAAGATAACATTACCTGGCAAAATCAAAATGGTTAATTAAGGAGGCAGCTAATGGCAGAGTACAAACCAAACTCTCATAAGAGTAAAGCTGAGAGTACTGAAGTCGCTACTACTGAAGAGAAAAAGGTTAAAAAAGTAGTAAGCGGTAAAGTGTCAAAAAAAGAAAATAATACACGTAAATTTGCTGGTTTGTTTGTATCAGAAGACGCAGCAAATGTGAAATCTTACGTGTTAATGGATGTATTGGTTCCAGCGATTAAGAAAGCAATTTCGGATATTGTAACGGATGGAATCGATATGATCTTATATGGAGAGACCAGAGGTAAAAGGTCCAGATCATCAGGCGGTGTATCTTATCGAAGTTATTACGATGACCGGGATCGTAGAGATCGAGACAGAGGCCGTGATAGAGGTGGACATGGAATGTCTGGTCGATTCGATTATGAAGATATTGTATTTGAATCACGAGGAGATGCTGAACTTGTACGAGAGCAGATGCTCGATATTTTAGATCAGTATGGAATGGTGACTGTTGCTGATATGTATGATTTAGCGGGAGAGACAGCGCCATACACGGCATCTAAATATGGTTGGTTCAATATTCGTACAGCAGAAGTAACTCGTATACGTAATGGGTATATTCTTAAACTGCCAAAAGCTATGCCGATTGACTAAATTCAAAATGGATCGGAGTTGTCGTTACGATGTTATTAATGACTAAAGAATTAGAGAAAACATTCGAGAATTATCCCTTATATTCTCAAGAAGATAAAGGTTTTGAGTCTGATGTAGTCGTCAAGTATTTCAATCCATGTGGCAGTGGTACTTGGCTAATCACAGAAGGAGAAAAACAAGAAGATGGTGATTGGCTGTTTTACGGTTATTGTCATCTATTTGAGTGGGAATGGGGTTATGTGATGTTATCTGAATTGGAAGAAGTTATATTACCTTTTGGCTTAAAGATCGAACGAGAGCAATATATCACTGGCAGAAAAGTAAAAGATTATATTAAATAAAAGAAAGGATAGAAAAATCATGAGAAAGATTAAATTACCAGCTAGCACAACAAGAGCATTGAATCGTGCAGCATTAAAAATTAGAAAGCATAGTCCTGAAATCTTAGTAGCGTCAGGTATCGTTGGTGTTGTAACAAGCACTGTTATGGCATGTAAAGCTACTACAAAAATCGACGAGGTTTTGACTGAATCAAAAGAACATGTCGAAATGACTAAGAAATACGTTGAGGATAACGGTTTCACTGAGAAGTATACAGAAAACGATTATAAGAAAGACCTTACAATCATGTATACTCAGCGTGGTATGAAACTTGTTAAATTGTATGCACCTGCTGTTATTTTAGGCACAGTATCTATCACTGCAATTCTGGCAGGTCATAATATTCTTCGTAAACGTAATGTAGCACTTGCAGCAGCTTACGCAACTGTCGATAAAGGATTCAAAGAATATCGTGGTCGTGTGATCGAACGTTTCGGTGAAGAGCTTGATAGAGAGCTTAAGTACAACATCAAGTCCAAAGACGTTGAAGAAGTTAAAGTAAACGAGGAAACTGGCAAAGAAGAAATCTCTAAAAAGACAGTTAATGTGGCGGATCCAAATGCATACAGTGATTACGCACGTTTCTTCGATGATGGATGTACAGGTTGGACAAAAGATCCGGAGTATAACTTGATGTTTCTTAAAGATCAGCAGCGTTATGCAAACGACCGTCTTCAGTCAAAAGGTAGTCTGTTCTTGAATGAAGTATACGATATGTTAGGTATTCCTCGTACAAAAGCAGGAGCATGTGTTGGATGGATCTATGACGAGAAGAATCCAGTTGGTGATAACTTCGTAGACTTTGGTATTTACGATATGTATAACGAGAGAAAACGTGATTTCGTGAATGGTTATGAGCGTACAATCTTACTCGACTTCAATGTGGATGGAAACATTCTTGATTTGATCTGAATGGCAGGATTGGATAGTCCATATTCTGGTAATCCGTATCGGGATATGTTCGACTATTCACTTTTATAGAAAGGAGAAGCCATGACTGGGAAAGAGTTAATTCAGTACATTCTCGATAATAATCTTGAAGATAAGCCGGTATTTAAAAATGGAAATCTGATAGGTTATATATCGGTGGAAGAAGCAGCTAAGAAATTCGACGTCGGTACTGCTACTGTAAAAGTGTGGCATCAGTTCGGAGCGATTGACGGTTTTAAAATTGGTGAGCAGTTGTTTATAGCGGCTAATGCTAAACCAAGAATTAAGAAGGAAGATCAATTCGACATGACGTTGGATTTATTAAGCTTATATATCAAAACACATCAATAGAAGGAGTGGTTCATCATGAATAACAAATTGTCCGTAGTATTTGCAACTTTAGCGAGTATTTGTTTTGTTGGCGGTCTTGTTGTTCTACGAGTGTAACTGACTATCTATTTGAAGGGGAGTTAATCATGGAGAGACTAGAAAGAATCTTATCGATGCTGGACCATGCTTTAGGGAATAGAAAGAAACGTCATATTGCAGGAGGGATTCTGTTGTCAGTATCTATGTTATTTGGGGGATTAGCGTTCACGGTCATGACGTTGAAACATGATAGTGAAGAAAAGGAGAGCGAAAATGAAACGAGATTTATTGAGTAAGATTATAGCGTTCGCTGCTGGAGCCGGTATTGGTTCCGCAGTGACCTATAAGGTATTAAAAACAAAATATGATCAGTTGATTCAGGAAGAGATCGATTCGGTAAAAGAGGCTTTTTCGAGAGTTGATAGCGAAGGGTCAAATAATCCAACGGAAGAGTCTGTAGAAGAAGATGAGCCTGACGAAGAAGACATCGAAGACGATATTGAAGCAGCTGAGGAAGTAATCAATCAAAATGGGTATGCAACAGTATCTGATAATAAGGTAGAAGAGGAGGAAGATGACGATATGGACGAACCACATGTAATTAGTCCAGATGAATTTGGCGATTGTGATTATGTAACTGTTACTTTATGGTACTATACCGACGGTGTGGTAACAAATGACGACGGAAAGATGATTTCTAACGTGGAGGAACTGATTGGTAAGGATTTCGCTGATCATTTCGGAGAATACGAGGAGGATCCGGATACCGTATATGTAAGAAATGATGATCAGGAAATTGATTACCAGGTTCTTGCAGAATACAGAACATATTCGGAGCTGTAATGAATGACAAAATTAAGACAGGAATATTTCGAATGGATGTACCGCACCGTTTGTGATGGTCGTTTCGCAAAAGAAAACAGTTATCGTGAACTTCTTACGTATCTCGATAGTGTTGATTATTTCTGGATTATTCCGGATGATAGTAATCGTGCAGCAGATGGTGAAGAAGGATTGAGATGGCGATTCCTGTACGAGAGCAATATCGATTATCCGACAGATGAATTGGACGGCACTTGTAGCGTGTTGGAAATGATACTCGCTTTAGCATATCGATGTGAGGAGATCATGGATGACGCGTCTATTGGGGATCGTACGGTTCAGTGGTTCTGGAATATGATCAACAATCTCGGACTTGGCGGAATGACCGATAGACGATTCGATCTTATTTACGTCGAGGAAACGGTTGATCGATTTCTTAACAGAGATTTCGAACCAGATGGACACGGTAGCTTATTCGTAGTTCGTAATTGCGATGTTGACTTAAGAGACGTAAAGATGTGGACATGCATGTTATGGTACTTAGACAGTATCACATAATCACAGGAGTTAAAAATGTTACACGAAGAGGTATATAAACAATTTAAAAAACAATTTCCGCAGTATTCAAAATGGACTACTGATTGGTTTCCTAATGGTAAGGATAGCGTAAGGATTCGCATGGGGCGCAGTGCTAATGACTTCGTATTCACTTACCATAGTATGACCGATTGGCGTTTTGAGACTGCGGATTCTTTTATTAATGGATTAAAGAAGGGAGGTCGTACGATGAATGTTGGACTTCATGACAATCTCCACGAAAGTAAATAAAAAGTCAAATACTACAGAAGTCTCGCCTAAATGGATTTTAAAGAAGTCAAAAGATCTTATGATTCGAGGTCGTGATTTCTATGCTATTTGGGATGATGAACAAAAACTGTGGAGCACGGACGAAGATGACGTAAATCGATTGGTTGATCGTGAGTTGAAGAAATTCGTAGATGAAAACTCAGATCGAATCGAAGGAACTCCTATCGTTAATTATATGTGGGATTCAGATAGTGGTTCGATGGATAGATTTCATAAGTATTGTCAGAAGCAGATGCGAGATAACTATCATGAGTTAGACGAAGAACTTATATTTGCGAATACGGAATTGACACGCGAGAGTTATGCCAGCAAGCGACTTTCGTATCCATTAGAAGAAGGTAGTATCGAGGCTTGGGATAAGATCATCGGTACGTTATATTCTGAGGAAGAGAGACATAAGATCGAATGGGCTATTGGGTCAATCGTATCTGGTGATTCGAAGTGGATTCAGAAATTCATGGTTCTGTATGGTGCAGCTGGTACGGGTAAATCGACTATCCTTAACATCGTGCAGGAATTATTTAAAGGATATTACTGTACATTTGATGCGAAAGCGTTGGGTCAGTCAAATAATGTGTTTGCTCTTGAATCGTTTAAGACGAACCCGTTAGTAGCAATTCAGCATGATGGTGACTTATCGAGGATTGAGGATAACACTCGACTTAATTCGTTAGTTTCTCACGAGACAATGAGTGTAAATGAGAAATTTAAAGGGTTGTATGAGACTCGTTTCAAATGTTTCTTATTTATGGGTACAAACAGACCGGTTAAGATCACAGACGGTAAATCTGGTTTATTGAGAAGACTGATCGACGTGTCTCCATCTGGTAAGAAACTTAGCACACGAGAATATCATCGTCTGACCAAGCAGGTGAAATTCGAACTGGGAGCAATTGCATATCATTGTTTACAGGTTTATAAGGATGATCCGGAGTATTATGACGATTATATTCCGAAGAACATGATGTCTGCTTCAAATGATTTCTACAACTTTGTATGCGATTCATTCAGTATATTTCGTAAGCAGGATGGAACTACTCTTAAAGCGGCTTGGGAAATGTATAAACAATACGTAGACGAAGCGAAAGTATTCAGTCCATTTTCAAAACGTATATTTAAGGAAGAGTTGAAGAACTATTTCTGGAATTACGAGGATCGTGTAGATCAGGAAGACGGTACGAAACTTATAAGCTATTACAGTGGATTCCGTACCGATATTTTCGAAGAGGAAATTGGAGCTCGTGTTGTAAAGAAAAAAGAAGAGCCAGAAGTACAGCTGATTGAGTTCGCCGAACAGGAGTCTATATTCGATAAGGAATATGCAGATTGTCCAGCACAGTATGCAACGACAGAAGCGTCTGAGAAACCGCTTAGTAAATGGGAAAACGTCAAGACGAAATTGTCAGAGATCGATACATCAAAAGTTCATTATGTTCGAGTTCCAGAGAATCATATCGTTATTGACTTCGATATTAAAGATGCGGACGGTAATAAATGCTTTGAGAAGAATCTCGTAGAAGCAAGTAAATGGCCAGCTACTTATGCGGAATTGAGTAAGTCTGGTGGTGGAATCCATTTACATTATATTTATACCGGAGAAGACGCATCGCAGCTTAGTCGTATTTACGATGATGATATCGAGGTTAAGGTATTCACCGGTAATAGTTCGTTGAGGAGGCGGTTATCAAAATGTAATAACCTACCGATAGCGAATATTAGTTCCGGGTTACCGTTGAAAGGAGGTAAAAAAGTGTTGAATTTTGATGGCATTAAGAATGAGAAGATGCTTCGGTCACTTCTTAAACGCCATATTAATAAAGAAATCATGGGTAATACGAAACCGAGTATTGACATGATTTATAAAGTGTTAGAGGAAGCTTATGAGAGTGGAATCGGCTATGACGTCAGCGATATGAAGAATGCGATTTATATGCTGGCTGCTAGCAGTAGTAATCAGGCAGATACTTGTTTGAAGATCGTTAGTAAGATGCATTTTAAGAGTGAGGAAGCTAATAATGTAGTAGCTGACACGTCGCTTGATGAACTAGACGATATTGTATTCTTTGATTGTGAAGTATTCAGTAACTTATTTTTGGTAAATTATAAGTTTATTGGAGAAGGTAAACCAGTAGTACGTTTAATTAATCCGACTCCTACTGAAATCGAAAGCTTGATCCGACATAAATTAGTAGGATTTAACTGTAGGAAATATGATAATCATATGATTTATGCATGTATGATGGGTTATAACAATCAACAGCTATATAATTTATCTCAAAATATGATTGTTAATAAACGTGGTTTCTTTGGAGAAGCATATAATTTATCTTATACCGACGTGTATGATTATGCTGCTAAGAAACAATCCTTGAAAAAATGGGAAATAGCTCTTGGCACAACGCATTTGGAATTAGGCCTTCCTTGGGATCAACCTGTAGACCCTAGTCTTTGGGATAAGGTAGCCGAATATTGCGACAACGATGTAATAAGTACGGAATTGGTATGGAATGCTACACAAGCTGATTTCAAGGTTAGAGAATTATTAGCTGAACTGTCTGGTCTTACCGTAAATGATACTAACCGCATGCATATTACTCGAATTATATTTGGTACTAATAGAACACCAACACTTGTTTATACTGATCTAGCAACTGGTGAGCAATTTGAAGGGAGATAGAAGTATGAGTTTATTTTTTGAGAACGACACTGACGATATGTATGATTATTTTCCAGGCGAATATGTTTATGGAGACGATATTTACACACCTGAAGAATATATGGGTGAAAAATGGTGGTACATAGATGGAATTCCAGGTTATATGGTTAGTGATTGTGGCCGAGTTTGGTCTGAAAAAACTCAACGTTTTTTGAAAATCAAACCTATGGACAAGCATGGACATATGGGTGTTTGTTTACGTGTAAATGGTGTTGCCCATTATGAATACATCCATCGTTTAATGGCTAAAGCATTTATTCCTAATCCGCATAATTATCCTATTGTAAGACATTTGAACGACGACCCTAATTATAATGAAATACCTAACTTAAAATGGGGTACGCAACGACAAAATATGATGGATGCTCTTAGAAACGGAAGAACTTTTACAGCAGATCCGGAAGTGCGAGATAAAGCTTTAGACAGCCTTAGAAAACCAATAATCGCAACAAATTTATCAACCGGAGAAGAATTATATTTTAGAGGACAGAATGAGGCTTCTAGAATTTTAAATATCTGTCAGGCAAATATATGGAAAGTACTTAACGGAGAACGAAGATCAGCCGGTGGATATTCTTTTAGGTATGTAGAGGAGTAAAGACCATGAGTGAAAATATTATTAATTCATTTCCCGGATATGAATTTAAATTTATACCTGGCGAAAAAGAAAAGCAAAACATATACATGGGTACAAATCTCGGAAAAGGCGGATATGTATATTATGAAGAGGGTATATACGGTAATGTAGCTTTAATAGATCTGCAAAGTCTACATCCGGCATCAATCATTGCGTTAAATAAATTCGGTGAATATACAAAACGATACATTGAGATCAGAGATGCTCGTGTTGCTATAAAACATCATGAGTTGGATAAAGCAAAAACTATGTTAGATGGAAAACTAGCCAAATATCTCACAAACGACGAAGAAGCGGATCAGCTACAACAGGCACTTAAGCTTATCTTGAACAGCACGTATGGTTTCTGTTCAGCTAATTTCGAGAATCCTTTCCTTGATTCAAGAGATAAGAATAATATTGTAGCCTTGCGGGGAGCTCTATTTATGAGAACACTTCAGGAAGAGGTTGTTAAACGCGGTTTCACCGTAGCTCATATCAAAACGGACTCCATCAAGATACCTGATGCTACACCTGAAATTGTGAATTTCTGCATGGATTTCGCAAAGAAGTATGGATATATATTTGAACATGAAGCAACTTACGAAAAAATGTGTTTGGTCAATGGTAGTACCTATATCGCTAAATACGCTTCAGCTGAAAAATGCGAACAGCTTTACGGTTATGTTCCTACAAAACAGAAGCCAGGTAAATGGACAGCAACCGCTAAACAGTTTCAGGTGCCATATGTTTTTAAAACATTATTCAGTAAGGAACCAATTGAATTTAAGGATATGTGTGAAACGTTTGAGGTTAAGACATCTTTATATTTAGATAAGAATGAAAATCTTCCCGATGTATCCGAATATGAGAAAAAGTTAGAGAAAGTTGAAGATAAATATAAGAAAGGTCTCATCTCGGATATTACATTCGAATCTGAATGTGCGGAACTTAACAAAGAAATTGAAAAAGGGCATGATTATCATTTCATAGGAAGAGTTGGTCAGTTCTGCCCGATTAAATCTGGATGCGGTGGGGCTGTATTATACCGAAAACAAGGCGATAAGTACGCTGCGGCAACCGGTTCTAAAGGGTATAGATGGTTAGAATCCGACATGGTAAAAGAATTGGGAAAAGAATCCGATATTGATAGATCCTATTATAACAAACTCGTTGATGATGCTGTCGAAGCGATTTCGAAGTATGGGGATTTCGAGCAATTTGTTTCCGACGATCCGTATATCCAAGCAGAAAAGCCAAAAGAACCATTAGATCCGTATAACTTCATGAATACGCCAATTGATGCGGACGAAGAGGTTGAGTTGCCATGGGGTTAAAACCATCAAATCTCACAACTCAAGAATACATAGATTTCCTACAACGATTCATACTCGTACATTCTTATATTTATTACGAGCTGAATAACAATGTTATCAGTGATAAGTTCTACGACGCAAAGTCAAAAGAATTAGTACGACTAAAGAATCAATACCCTGACGAATGGAAATCAAGCATGTATTACGAACAATTTAAAGACGACTATAACGGTGCGACGGGTTTTACTCTGTTCTACGATTTATCAAAATCAGAGCAGGAAAAGATTCGTCGTATTTCTATGTCTGTTTTGCATCATAAGTAATCCGCGAAATAAACACGGTCCTTTATAGGAAAGGAGTGTATAAAAATATTACAAAACACTACGAAGAACGGGAAGTCCAATTAAGGGCTTCTCTTTTCTTTATAAGTAACTTACAAACCAATATTCCAAAACAATTAAAAAGAAAAAAGGAGATTAAAACTATGGAAGTAACATTTGCACCAAGATCAGTATTGGAGATTAACGACGCTAGAATCATTTTCAGAAACTTTAAAGGTTTAGGCGACAAGTACAACCGTGAGGGAGATCGTAACTTCGCTATGATTATTGCGGGTGGTACCCTGGATGACGGTAATGGAAAAAGAGAAGTAACAGCTGAAGAAATGGCCGATGCTCTGATGAACGATATTAACCGTCTTGGAGTTGGTTGGAACGTTAAGATTAAAGCTCCAAGAGAAGAAGGAGATGAACCGTTCATTTACCTGTCAGTCAAGATTAAATTCAACGATAGAGGACCGAAAGTATATTTGAAATCTGGTCATAACACGATTCGTCTTACTGAGGAGACAATAGGCATGCTGGATGACATCGATATTTCTAGTGTTGATCTTGATATCAGACCTTATGACGATGAAATCAGTGGTAGACCTTTCCGTGCAGCATACGTACAGTCTTTATGGGTAACTCAGGAAGTTGATCGATTCGCTGCTAGATTTGCAGAAGAGGAGCACCCAGAAGAGTAAGAAAGGCAACAAATGAGACGGCTAGTTATATTTTTAATACGTAAAAGATTGGGTCTCAAAAAGAATGAGCGCTTCCGGTTTACTAATCAGAAATCGGAGGCTGCTTATTTCTTCACAGATTATAACTTAATGAAAATTGAATATGGATATATTTTCTTATCGAAGGTAAGTATCAATTGGTTACTAGATGAGGAATGCAAAGTGACAAAATTAAAAGATCAAGGAGGAAATGAAACATGGCTAATTTAAAAGGAACAGGAGCTCCAGACAAAACAATTCAGGCAGGAATCGGGGATATTTATACAGATGAGAATACCGGTAGAAAGTACAAGTGCATATTCGCTCTTCGTTTGGATGACAGTCAGAGATTCGATACTCAGTGGACGGAATTAAAGGGTACCAAAATTGAACAGAAGCCGGAAGCCAAACCAGAAAAAATCCCGGTGGAGAAAACTGACGAAAACAAAGCTGAAGAAGTAGAGCAGACAGCTGAGCAGAAGCCTAAAAAGAACTACACGAACTACAGCAAACCGAAAAACAAATAATACGCGAATTAAACACACTCCTTTATGAGTAGCATGAAAACTATTATATTTAAGGAGGAAGTAAAAATGAGTGACAAATATGAATTAGTACTAAACACAAAGAATATTCGTAAGGTAGCTTTTGCTGTAGGTTTTGGATTGACACTAGGCAAAATGGCAGGAGGCATTGTGGATTCCGCATTAAAAGGAGTCGTACGTGGAACACTGAAAATTATGGCTGGTAAAGGAAACGAAATAGCACAAATCATCTGCAAAGAAGCCGATGTGAAGTACAATGACAAATCGCAACATGAAGAAGAATCCGAAAAAGTAAAAATGGGATTTCATGTATAACTGGCAGGAGAGTCTTGACTATATTTAGCTGAGGCTCTTTTTGTTTCTATTTGAAGGTACTGAGAACAGGTTTGAGTAAAACTAAAACTGTGTTGGTGCCGACTTATATATGTTCGGTTAAATGTCCAGTAAAGCTAAGCGAGTGAAATAAAGCTATGATCCAGTGTATAAAAGTAACTCGTGAAAGAGGAAACAGCCACGCAAGGGAAATCGGTCGAGTTATATATGTGGGCGTCCGACATTGGTAGCAATAGTGAGCATAAGGGATGAGACTATCAACTATAACATAAGGAGTTGTTCTATCATGAAAAGAACACAAGATTATATCAACCTAGTAGAAAAACATCGTAAAGAAATTGAAGCATTTCCTATTGCGTATGCATTTGACGAAAAACAGTTAAAAGAAGCATTGGAGAAATTAGGAGCAAAAGACGTTTCTGAATGTGTAACTATTTCTGGTATTGGCGATATTGTGTTGAAGAAAGACGCTCCAAGATATATTCAAATGTTGAAAGATCAACGTAAAGAAACATTAGAAGCATTAAAAGATAAAGATTTCGCGGTAGCAGCATTCCGTTATGAGATGGATAATCACGAGTATGCGATTAACTATGATGGTGACGGAGACGTATTAGGCTGCTTCGGAATTGAAATGGAAGACTTAATTAATATGGGTCTTGAAGATGTATACCTAATTGCACGCAAAGGTCATATGGAATACATGCATAAATTGGGTGTGATCTGAAAGAAAGGAGATAATTTATGAGTTTAGTAGAATGGGCAAAGCGAGAAGTGGAAATCGCTTGTAAGAGAGAAAATCCAGAGAGGAAAGAGGGAGAATTCGATTACGGTTGTGCTTGCTATGAAAGCGCGTTAAAAGCTTTCGAGAGTTTATGTGAGGACGGACATTCAGGCATGAGTATACGGTTTACAAAAGCTATTCTTGACCGGTTAATCGATGGTAAACCTCTTACTCCTATTGAAGATACAGACGATGTTTGGCGTGAAGGACTTCGATTGGTTGGGCAAAATTATACGTCCTACCAGTGTAAACGTATGTCTGCATTTTTTAAATATGTTTATGATGACGGCAGGGTTGAATATCACAGTAACGATTACTGTTACTTTGTAGATGTAAACAATCCAAATTCAGCTCGGCAGAACGGTTTCATATCTCGTATTATTGCGGACATGTTTCCGATTACAATGCCGTATATGCCTGGTAAACCGATTAGGGTGGTCACTGAGGGATTCTTTGTAGATCCGAAGAATGGTGATTATGACACCATGGGCATTTTATATTGTCTGAAAGAAGAAAATGGAGAACAGAAACGAATCGAAATTAACAGATTCTTCAGAGAACCAGAGGGAGATGAGCCTACAGGTTGGACTGAGATTTCTAAAGAAGAATATGAGAAACGTAAGGCTAGGAAGATTAAGTAGGAAAGGAGACTAGGGTGCATATAGATGAACTTATATTGTATGTTTGAAACGATAATAGTATTGATATTTTGTCATTTGATTGGTGACTACGTGTTGCAATGCGACTTTATAGCGAAGACAAAAGGTGAAAATTGGTATCACTTATTTGTTCATTGTGTTTTATATTGCGTACCGTTCTATCTGGTATTTGGATTAACATGGCAGATAGGGTTTATATTTACAGCGCATTGTATTGTTGACCCGTTGAAAGCTAGATATCAGAAAATTAATTATTTTACAGACCAGTTATTGCATTATGTTGCGATGCTGGTCTATTTGATTTAACGACTAAATAAAAGGAGCTATCCTACCATGAGACAAACTGATTGGTATAAATGCAAGTTGATAGATTATATTTACGAAAAGTATCCAGAACATGTTGACAAATCTGAATGGTTTGTGAATCCTGCGCCTAATCAATTTAAAGGATATTTTCCAGAATTGAGAAAGCTCGTTACATTCACATGTGATGATAACGGACAAATCACAGAAGAAATTCGACTACTAGTAAAAGACCTCGATTTATTTCACGAGATTATAGCTGGTTGTTCTAAAGGTATGGATGCAGTTTATGAGGATTATGTTTTATATTTAATCGGACAAGAAGGATTCGATATGTTACGAAAGAATCATATTTTAGAGTCTTGTGGTTCAATTGACGGTAGAAACTTATATACAGTTAAAGGTGGGACATTGGGTTGTTGATACGCGTAAATAACAAGTCCTGTTATGAAACTAAGAGGTAGCGATTAAGAAAGGAGAACACAAATGGAAATTAAAATCGGAGACAGAACTATTAAAATCCCGTCATGGGTTATGGCGGCAGGAGTAGTAACTGTGGGTACGATCGTTAGTGATATTTGTAACGTTCGTATTGCAAACCACAAGAAGTAGTTTCGCAGAGAGACCTGGTTGAGAGAAATCTCAGCTGGGTCTTTTCTATTTTGATTTATTGTAGATGCGAATAATGAAAGGAGAACACAAATGTTAGTAACAATTAATGAAGTTGTAGTATTTATTATCAAAGCTATTGTGATTTACATAATGGTTTATGGGGTAGTCGATCGAGTGTGTAAATCGGCAGAATATAGAGCTTGCGTAAAATACGCAGGTGTAACAAATAAGGAGGAAAAGTCCAATGGCGTTAAACATGAGTAAAGAGTATTCAGAGCAGTTTGATAAATTGAGAAAAAATAGAGTAGCAGTTAGTTATCATAAATATGGTCCAGCTAAAACTAATTTCGGAGATAAATTAGTAAATGCGATCAAGTCACATGATTTATGTATCGAGAAATATGAGGAAACTGGTAACACAGAATATTTACTCGACGCTGCTAACTATTTGATGTTCGAATTCATGTACCCTCAGAAAGAAGGAGCATATTTCAAAGCAACCGATAGCGATGGATCAGCTGGGACTGTAGGAGAGCCTATAGGTGAATGGGGTCTGTAATATGGACGAGATTAATAGTTTCATTAAGGAATTAGAGTCTGTTCGTCTGAGGCTGTTTAGATCTGCTGCGAACCTAGACGAGATCATAAGAAAACTCAAACTGGATACTTGTAACGAAGAAAAGCCGGATAAAAAGTACTTGGATTATTTATTCAAGAACGACGAGGTTTGGCAGTCGCTTGTTAATTCAGTTGAAGACTAAGCAATAAGGAGCTGTTTCATCATGGAAGACTGGCTTTTACGAACTGAGAAGAAGTATAAATACATGTTATTAGATCGTTTAAGACAGGATTGCGATTATTATATTCGGATTGGTGGAAGTGCGAAATGCTTATGGGCTGAGGACGAGAAAAGACAGATCGAAGTCATGAAGGAACTTTGGGATTACTTTGATGAAGAAGATAAACCTGAATGGCTAACTATGGAACAGATTAATGATTATGCCCGAAAAATGGGTGTTGATAATTGAAAGGAGAAAATAAATGAAATCATTAACAGATACACTTTTAGTAAGCATTGATTTAAAAATGGATGGAAATAATGCGGTTTTAATCGTAGGAAGGAAAAGAAAAGGCGAATCGGTTGAGATCGTAAACGCATTTCGAGGTAAAGAAGCTAGCGATTTATATAATCGTTTAGTTACTGTACAGAAAGGAGAATGAGATGTTTAGTTTAATACCAAACGGCCCAGAACGAAGCGATTGCACGGCTCCGTATAAAGTTACGTTCTACAAAACATATACGGTCAGAGAGTTTATCGATGAGGTGCTTAAACACAGATCTGGCGATTGGGGGTATATTGGCATGTATTCGCCTGGTGATATATTCGGAAACCCACGCTGTGCATATAGATATGGAAAAGTAGATACAGATCTTCCGATTGAGTATATGAATAAAGAAATTGTCTCAGCCACGGCAGACGGAGGTTGGTCTCGCATGGATTATATTTTACTCGTGAAAGGAGAATGTGATGATAGTAGCTATATTTAAAGGTAAAAACAGAACAACGAATTTTATGGCTGGGAAAACTTATAGGCTGAAAACAAGTATAAGGACGTATGGATCAAAGCCAGCAATCATCGTTGAAGACATAGAGGATACTAATCGATATTGTCCATACGATTCGCTGGAATCGTTTTTAGAAAATTGGCACGTTGTTACGATTAGGTGGTAAATGATGGCTGGATTATATATAGAGCATAAATTAAGACCTTGTTATATTTGGGTTAGAAATAGAAATAAAAAGAAGAAAGCTTTATTTCACGAATGGGTTCACAAACACAACATATATACAAATGAAGAATATACTGTAGGCATCGTAGAGCTTGAAGATGGTAAGGTGTTTGAAATTAAACCAGGTTGTATCGAATTTGTAGACAATCCATTCCTTGATTATGCATGGGACGATGAGAAAGGAGAATGACTTATGAAACATCGTAGTTTCTTAGGATTGATATTTGATCTTATTATGGTGTTTGTTACTGGTGGATTATGGTTGATCTGGTTGCTAATCAGATACTTGAGACAAAGTTAGGAGAGTACTATGTTTGAAGATATCTGCCGATTTGTATATGAACTGAGATTACGAATAAAATTAATGTCTGATACCGACTTTGTCAGATTACTGGACAGTTGTGATTATCAGCAGAAAATCTATGCGTTATATTTCAGATATTGTTAAGGGCCTGTCTGCGGATGGGCTCTTTCTATTTGAACCTAGCGAACAGAACGAAAGGAGAAATATTATGTATACCGATATTTTTGATGCGTTAAGATATACCGACTTTAGAATTGAAGAGGCTAAAAAGAAAATACATGAGTATAATTTCTGTCAGAAGTATTTCGGAATTAGGAAAGTTATATTTAGTTGTCCGGCGACAATCGTGCTGTGGAATGATGGAACTAAAACTGTCGTGAAGTCTGGCGATTATGATGTATTCGATCCGGAAAAGGGTCTTGCTATGGCTATTGCTAAAAAGGCGCTTGGTAATAAAGGAAACTATTATAACATATTTAGAGAATGGTTGCCGGAAGAAGAGAAAGATGAAAAACCTAGTTATACGATCGACGAGATGGCTAAGTCGATAAAAGAGAAGTTTATTCGGTCGGGTCTTATGAAAGGAGACAACTATGAGAACGAAGATAAGTAAATCAATTATATTTTCAATTGTGGTATTCACCATTGCGGTAATCATTGCGGCTACTTTACCATCTGTTACCGTATCGGCCGCACCGATGAAAATGAGTAAGTCATTTGATGTAGATATGAGCAAACAAGTCGTAACTGATACTACTAAAATCAATCCCACTATCGAGGAAATGCTTACTGCCAAAGTAGAAGATATTCAACAACGTCAGCAAGTGATAGAGGCACAGACCACATCTTCATCAAGCACTCAATCATATTCTAATGGAAGTGGACTGACTCGTAATAGCGGGGTAAATTATCACGATGGTTGGAGAGAAACATATTACTCGTCAAACGTGCTCTACCATTATCGAACCGGCGAATGGACAGTAGATTCGAACGGTGTATACAGAGACTCAGACGGGTATGTAGTTGTTGCAAGTAGCTCAGACGCTAAGGGATCTGTAGTTAGCACGAGTTTCGGAGCAGGTAAGGTTTATGATACGGGCTGCGCTGCTGGAACTCATGATATTTATACAAATTGGTAGGAGGTGTAGTTGATGGATAATATTCAAAAAGAAATAGATACTTACATTCATATAATGGATTTTATGAATAACAACTATGATCGATTGCCGCCTATTCTACAAATAAAATACCTCGAAGAAGTTATGAAATTCGGAGAATCAATAAAACCTATTTATATTACAGGAATTGCTTTACTCGGAGACTATAAGAAAGGGGACACTGAGAATGAGTGATTATTTAGTAATTAAATGTAACACTGTTCTTCATCCAGACAAGTTAAATGAGCTATATCAAACATTCACTAATCAAGCTGATAAAGGGATTATATTACTACCATCTTATTGCGATGCCGTGATTGTTCCGGAGGGTATGTTAATCAAGGAGGATTCGGTCATTAAGGTGATGGAGGTGTAAGTATGAGTCGAGCTACATTTAGACGATCTCAGCGAGAAGAAAAGAAAGCCAAGACCGCTACATATAACTTAACCAGTGCTCAATTAGACGCTCTGATCGAGGAGAAAGTGAAAGATAAACTGGCTGTGATAAAAGAAGAGGCTACATATGATGCGGTTAATACTGCCATGACTTTGATGCTTACTTTACCGATGGAAGTATTAATGGATCATTATTGGCAGAAAACTTACGAAAAACGTATTCCTGAATTCACCGAGCATGTTTTAAATTACTATGATCGTTGGTTGAAAGGTGAGCTTGATATGGACGAAATGAAGCGGGATCTCTGGGAATATGGTGGAGTTAGATTAGAAGAATCAAAGGAGAGGACAATATGAAAGTAAAAATACTTGCATCCACAGACGGAAAGCAGCTTGAGGGATGGATTAATGAGTTTATTAAGGATAAGATGTGCGTCGATATTCGTTTTAATAGTGTGAGAATCCCTAATAAAAATGGCAGTGTCACTATTTGCGATCGAGTTCTTATTTCTTATGAAGACTTCGAAGACTGTGAGCCATTGGAAAAACATAAAGTAACGGCAGAGGATATTTTAGGGGAGGCATTTTTAGATGAGTAGAATGAATTTCGACACAACCAAAGGAAAAGCGAAAAGATTACATGCAGACATAGTAAATGCGAATTTGGCTCTTTCTGAAAAGGCAAAAGAAACACAGAGCGCAATCAGCATGTTCTACCATAAAGCGTATACGGCTGATATGAAAAGAGCTGGAGGTACGGTGAGATGAGAGCAAACGGTAACGCTAAAGAATATGGAGATAAGCAGTATAAGTTAAAGAAAGCAAACGAGTATATGGGTATTGAGAAAATGCAAGTAAGACCGGATGCTTCTCGTAGGTTTCATCATAAACCATACTCTAATGATTTCGGGAGGGATAAGGATGAATAATTGTGTAGAATGTAAATTTGGTCGTATTGAAAACATTTGGGAGAATCCTATATGTAGGCTGAAGAATCACGAGCCACAGCATATTGATATTTTTAATGCTGCTGGTAAGGTGAGGTTGGAATCAGGAGAGCTGGTGGACTGCGAGGATGGTGTGAAGAAGTGAAAACTGAGACAGATTTTCTGTATCCATACCAACTCGATGCGGTAAAACGTTTACATAACGGTTGTATATTATGCGGAGGAGTCGGGTCTGGTAAATCTAGGACCGGGCTCTTCTATTATTTTAAAGAATGTGGTGGGTGGATTGATAAGGACGAATATATTCCGATGACAAAGCCGAAAGATCTCATCATCATAACCACTGCAAAAAAGAGGGATTCGAAAGAGTGGAATGGAGAACTGGCGAACTTTCTTTTATATCCTGAAAACGATGGGCGTACCAGATTTGGTAATAAGATCATAGTTGATAGCTGGAACAATATTGGAAAGTATGTAGATGTGCATGATGCTTTCTTTCTATTAGATGAACAACGATTAGTATCGTACGGGGCATGGACTAAGAATTTCCTTAAAATCGCTAAAATGAATGATTGGATTTTACTTACAGCAACGCCGGCAGACTCCTACGTCGAGTATCTTCCAGTATTTTTGGCGAATGGGTTCTTCAAAAACAAAACAGAGTTCAATCGTGAGCATGTTATATTTTCCAGATATGCGAAGTTTCCAAAGATAGAGCGGTATATGAATACAACCAGACTCGATAGATTAAGAGACCGAATAACGGTCAATATGGATTATAAGCATGATATTAATAAGCATGACGAAGTTGTTTATTGTGAATACGATAGAATGTTGTATCGTGAAGTTATGAAAAATCGATGGAATCCATATAAACAAGAGCCAATACAAGACGCAGGGGGATTGTGTCAGGTTCTTAGACGAGTAGTAAATTCTGATGAATCACGTCAGGCCACTTTACTTGAAATACTGGAGAACTATAAACGTGTGATTATATTTTACAACTACAATTACGAACGCGATATTTTGCTGAATTTAGCTTATGAGGAAGGAACCGAGGTGGCCGAATGGACTGGACATGCACACCAACCAATTCCAGAGGGCGATAACTGGGTTTACATATGCCAATATAATTCGGCATGCGAAGGCTGGAATTGCATCCGTACAAATTGCATTATATTTTACAGTCAGAATTATTCATACAAGATAATGACTCAGGCTGCTGGACGAATAGACAGACTCAACACACCATATGACGATTTATATTATTATCATCTGAAAACTCATAGTGGAATCGACCTAGCTATCTCACGAGCATTGTCACAAAAACGAAAATTTAATGAGAGAAAATTTGCTGGGTTTAATTAAAGGAGGTTAATAGCAATGGCTAAGAAAATAGCAGCAGACAATAATCTTCCGACAACTGAGGATATACTTATTGCGATTCTCAAAGGATATGAACGTGGATGTTCTGATTGTAATAAATTTGTGTCAGATTTGTTAGACGATAAACCCAAGAAAGGAGAAAGATATGTCAGGTATTGAAGATGTTTTAAATGATTATATCAACACTTATAGGACTACGTCAAAATACAAAGACAGAGGAAAGATGGAGATTATGTGTGAGCGCGCATCGTTTGAGCAAAATCTCGATGCGATGTGGGATATTTACAGAAAGGGTAATCCACATCAGATTGTCGAGTATAACAAAGGAGTAGCTCAAATCAAAGAATGTGGTTTAAAAGTGCTTCGAAATTCAGCTGGTAAACATAAAATTGTATTACCACAAGTGAGGTGATTCAAGTGAAAGCAGATGAGATTGCATTTTTCTTCTATTGTTACTGTATGCGCATGCTTTACGGATTTCCAGTACGTGAGATCATCGATATTTACAGCGAGGAAATACCTAGAAAGCGACGCTTATATTTGCTTAAGAAATGGGCTAATTTAGGGTTCTATGAGTACGGTATATCACTCGATTTAGGTTGGTTTGAGTCTTATCACATGCCAGATCGCTATCGTGATATTTTGAACAGTATTGGTAAAGGAAAGGAGGTCTCATGAGTGATCATTCAAATGTTATATTTGATAAAGAAACGGGTCAAGTCTTGATTTACGAGTGCAATGGTGAATGGGTTATTCCTGAAGGATTTGAATTAGCACATTTCGAGAATGGGGTGGAACCAGTGTTTACTGAAGATGATCAAGGTAATTTATATTTAAAGCCTAATGCGATGGTTATAACAGACTATTAAAAAGGACGTGACTTCCATGAGAAACGTAAAGGTTTTACAGATGTTGGAAGATGGTAAGATTGACGAATTGAAAGCAGAATTACGAGACGAGATTTATAAAGACTCATTGAAACAGAAACCAGATGTAAAAAGACGTTATACGGCTATGAAGAAGTATTTCTACTATCATACGTCTGAGCGCGAATGTATAAAGAAACCTTGTAAGATCATGTTTGAGGGTAAACCTTATACCTCTTTCACAAATTCTTGGTCTCTAGTATTAACAACTGAAGATACTGGTGAAATAGAGTTATTTGATAATGAAAATGGGAAATACCCGGAAGTTGGAAGACTTGTAAACTTTGATGGAATTAAGAGAAAAGTAGACTTGAATGCTGTGTTTGCTGAAGCTAAATGCAGAGGTTATAAATTAACAAAGAAAGAGGTGGGTCCCAGGATTCCGTTATGTAATGCGTTATGATGGTACGTATTACAAGATCGGTTTACTGGAATCCACTTTTGCTTTAATCGATGATGGAGAACCGGCCATGGTTTATCATCCAGACGGTAAACGACAGCCTTTAACTATTCAAACCAGTATTGGGATTTGTGTGATTATGCCGGTTTATATTGAGAGCGATAGTGACGTAGAGGCCGAAAGAATTATCGATGTGGAATTGTAGAAAGGAGAATTATATGCGTGAAATTGATCATGAAATAGAATTAGTTAACAATATTTTAGAGCAGGCAGTACGTCATGGAGCAGATATTGGAGGTTCGTATGAAAGTAATGAAGGAAAACTTGTTTGCGCTATTATTGAATGGCTAGAATATAGAAACTTACTTGATAAGTATGAGGTTATTCATACGGACGATGGTTCAAACTGGTGCAAAATAAGAATAGTCGAGAAACACACGTGTGGAGAATGCCGATATTTTTGTATCGATGAGAAAAATGTCGAGAGTTATTGTGGGAGAGTAATCGTGAATGTGGATCCGAAGTCATTTGCTTGCGATTATTTTGAGCCGGATGATTTGTAGAAAGGAGATACATTGTGAATGCAAATAAATCAAATATTAAATGCGGAGATTGTTTTTACTGCTATAAGTTATACGGTTTGATATGGTGTATGAAAACGGGACCTAAACCGGAAATAAGAACTAATCCAGATAGTAATGCATGTGGTAATTTCGAAGAACCATCATGTAGATAACCACGCGATAAAAACACATCCTGTTATGAGAAAAGATTTATATTTTCAAGGAGGTAATTAAAATGAAAGACGCTTTTAAGAAAACATTTGGTATTGTAATGGGGATTTGGGCAGCTAGTGTGGCGGCTAATTTCCTTAGCAGTACGTTGAAGAAAGTAACAGGAAATGAAGATACTTCTAAGAAAGAAGAATCTAAATTCGAGGAGGAGTCCTAATTGGGCTTCTCTTTTGTTTTTGCAGTAGGTCACGTAGTCAATGGCAAAAATTATATTTACAAAAATCATACAGGAAGTGAATCCAAATGAAACATGAAAAGTGGTATCAACGAAGACTAGCTAAATATTTTACTGAGAATTTTGAGCAATACGAAGATACTGCGGAATTCTGGAATGACCCGGCGGCGAATTGTTGGCTATTTGATATTCCAGAGTTAGGTCAGAAAATTGAGCTGCTTTGTCGAGATAACGGTAAGGTGGAAGAGACTCGGTATCCCATCATTAAATGAGAAACGCGAATCAAACGCCTCCTATTATAGATAGAAAGAGGAGGTAATGATTATGGTAGAATACGAAAGGTTGTTTGCAGAATCCGTGCAAAAAAAACTGAAGAGTAAAATCATAGGAAGGATATTTGTATGTGTGACTTATAATGACGAATTACTTGTCAAAATTTATAAGGATGACGAGGTTATATTCCAATCATTAGAGCCACATTTTGCAAGGAGACTTCAGAATGGTTTGACTTCGAATGATGTAGTATGGGATATTCTGAAACAATACAAACGGTTTGTCCATGAAAAGATAGAGAAAGAATATTTCTATCAGGATTAAAGATGGAGAGTCTTAGAGAAATCTAGGGCTCTTATTTCTGTTTTGTATTTAACGAAAGGAGAGGGATTATGAATAAAGATTTGATTAAGCCATTATCTATCAATATACCAAAGAAAGAAACATGCAAATCTTTCTTTGATGATACTGATGCGGATATTAGATGTCGAGATTCATTAAATATAGACAAAGTTCAAAGCGATCTAAGGCTACACTGCGAAGAAACGGCAGAAGAATTTATATTTTCCTGCATTAAACCGTTTATAGACTCTATGTCCGAAACTAAGATTTCAAAACAAGAATTGGTCGAAGCTGTTCTGTATATTAATTTGAGGAAAACTATCATTGAGCAGTATGGATGTTATATGGATATGAATAACGATTTGGAAACGGCTACTAAGAAAGAAGCAGAATTACGTAGAGCTTATAATAAAGGTCTTAATGACGGGTATCAAAAGGCAGCAGAAGAAGCCCGAGAGTTCTATCAAGGAAAGGAGAAAGAAAATGGCAAAGAAGAAAATTAACCGATTAAACAAGGAATACTACGTGACTGATGAGTATGGTCACAGTGACAAGATTGTAGTTCAGAAAGTGAATGAACTTATCGGAATTGTAAATCATCAGCAGGAAGTAATTCGTGATATGGAGCTGTTGCTTAAAAATAATCCAAACGGTAAAAGAAGGAGGAAATAGAAATGAGTATAAATCTAGCAACCATAAGTATCGGTTATATTATTATCGTGTTTTCTATAGTGATGTTGGTAAAGAACTACAATACATATAATAACATGATGAAAATAACAGAGGCGATCTATAGTTATAACGTTCATAAGTTGCACGAAGCCATTGATACTCTGTTTGACAATAAAGATGAGATTCTGGAAGCAAAAAGATCTTTGGAAAATGCTGTGGAGAAAGCCAGAGAAGTAAAAGAGGACAAAGAAGAATTACTGGAAAACATAAAAGATATTTTATCACTATAGGAGGATACGAATAATGATTTGGATTTTAATAGGATTTATTATATTGTCTATTGGTATATTTTCAGCATATATAAATAGTCAATTATTGTGCTTTGACTGGAAAGATAATTTGACGTTTGGTGTCAGTGTAGTTGGAATTATTATCGGCGGTTCAGCGAGTATAGCATTTTTAATTATCATTATACTTGCCCATGTTAATGTTGATAAGAAAATACATGACGCTGATATGCAATATAAATCTCTCGTAAAACAGGTAGAATGCATTGATAGCGATTATGAAGACGTGTCCAAAGCAACCGTCATTAAAAACGTGTATGAATGGAATAAGGATGTCTATGATGCAAAATATTGGTCTGAGAACAAATGGACTAACTGGTTCTATAACAAAGACTATGTGGACTCTTTAAAATATATTGAGATGGAGGAATATAAAAATGACAATTAATGAATATCAGAAAGAAGCATTAAAAATAGAATCAGGAATGGCTAAAGACTACCCGCGGATTCTTAATGGCCTGATGGGATTGAATGGAGAGGCTGGGGAAGCAATTGGTATTTTGAAGAAGCACTTCTACCAAGGACATGAACTAGATAAAGAGCATCTGGCAAAAGAGCTTGGAGATGTAGCTTGGTATCTTGCAGTAAGTGCGGATGCAATTGGCTATGATTTAGAAACCATTTTTCAGATGAACGTAGACAAATTACATGCCAGATATCCGGAAGGTTTCAATTCAGAACATTCATTACATAGAAAGAAAGGAGATATTTAGTGATGATATTTGTAATTAATAATCTTAAATATGATACAGAAAAAATGGAGCTTGTTTCTGATAAATGTCATTATACATGGACGAAAAAATTGTTTTGTAGCAGCATGGAATTTGATGGTAAAGACGTAAAATTATATAAGAGCAAGAAAGGTAACTATCTTCTAGTATTTAAGAAAGACTATGATATTACTTGTGGAAGGGCAATTTCTGAGGAAAAGGCTAAGAATCTTCTAATGGATTATGATTTAGAAGTATACGAGAAATTATTTGGAGAATTGGAGGAAGCATAAGATGATTAAATTAGAAAATGTAGTTCTGGCGAGTCCAGAGCAGATGATGTTTATTATTCAAGGACTTCGAAATCCAATGAATAGTCATGCTAAAAGTGATAGTGAGATTACAGCAATTGAGGAAGATACATATCGACAGTGCTATATTTCTGAAGAATTTACACTCGGCGAAAACGACCGCTCACTCATGCAGCGGCTCTCCAAAGCAGGTACAGACCATAGAAAATTTATGAGGATGATGCCGGTGTATGTGAGAATTACGGCGCCGTTGTATTGGTAGTTCTTTCTGCCAATGAAACACTTTACCTAGTTATCGCTAGGGGTCACGCGAAAAACACATATCCTTTTATGAAGAAAGGAGTGTGATATTTATGACAATTATTCAATTAGACAAAAGTTTGAAAACAATAAAATCACTGGATATGAATGAGTATAATAAGATATACTTCTTAACTTTGGTAGAATCTAAAACAAGAAGTGGTACAGATAATTATGTGTTCAGATCCAAACGATTAGATTATTTGATGTTTAATGAACTTGAATCATATTTGAATAATCCAGAATACATTCTGGTAAAAATTGAAAAATAATTAAAATAAGAGTCTTAGTTGAAGATAATTGAGACTCTTTTGTTTTTAAGCGTGGCTAACGGGGAACCACCCATTGGAATCCCGTGGGAAACATTTCAAAAATATATTTCGCAAAAACATTACTTTTAACGAAAGGAGTGACATATATATGAACATTTTAAAAAGAGCAAAGAACAATTTAGTTTATGTCTATCACCGAAAGCGTCGAGATTTGGCGGTATACATGATGAGAAAGATCGATAAATCTGCTCATGATAGACGGGAAAAATGGCATAGAGTAAATATTGAAAGCCTAAGAAAATGTTATGAAGCAAAACTATATAATAAACAAGTTGAGTCCTAACCAGGTCTCTTCTTGTTTATTTTTGAAATGAACCTGTAGAGGCTATCCCCTATGCCTTCTGGGCGGGGGAGTAGGGCTACTATTGATACGTAGCTGGGTTTTAGGAAACGAAGCCCATGAAAACCGAAATGGTGTCCTCACTAAAATAGTGAGTAAAAGATAGTCCATTAATGGGAAAGAATTTGATACTTACAAGGTTGGTACTGTTACGAACTCTTGCAGTACCATGCATAAGATTGCGGAGAAAGAGTTTACACTGGATGATTTTTCGATGGAACATATCTGTATCCGGCAGTCGATGGATGTATTAAAGGATACGATTGACACATTGAACGTATTCAGAGACGTTTATATGAACGGTGGAATTTTGCGTTATGAGAACGGCAATATGAAATGCTTTGGTAAAAAAGACAAAGAAATTTGGTGGAATATGATCCAGCTTCTTCCGAGCAGCTATAACCAGACTCGTAATGTTATGCTGAACTATGAGGTGCTGGCGAACATTTACAGACAGCGGGAGAATCACAAGTTGGACGAGTGGCGAGAGGTTTGTAAATGGATCGAAACTCTGCCATATTCTGAGCTGATCACCGGAGAGGAGAAAACAAATGAATAAAAAATTTATCAGAGTAGCAGTAATACTCGTCTCAGCAGCTGCTATATTCACAGGCGGATGCCATAAGAAGTCAGAAAATTCAGAAAAAACAAAAGCCACAACAGTCGCATCGTCATCTGAAGCAAACCCATTAGTAATTGATATTCCAGAACCTCGTACCGATGGGACTCTCACCATTAAAGATTCTGAGGGGAATATATATTTTCAGTACGCAGGTGTAATCGATATAAAGAATAATGGTAAAAACGGTGAAGAAATTAATATCGAAGTGACTTTACCGAGCGAGAAAATTCAATCAGCCGATACATCGTATTCCAGCACGTTACCGGTAGTTCTTTATGACAAAGATACTCAGAGCATTCAGCAATACATGACGCATCCGGAATACGAACATGGTGTGCTGAAACTCAAAGATGCTGAGCAGACATATTTAGAAAGAGACATCGAGTGGGAGGATACATATTGATATGAAATCTAGAAAAAGCGGTCACTATACACAGAGCCTACGGTATGAGAAAGAAAACATGTTAAAAATCGCGAAGGAGCTTTTCTACGGTCCGCGGGTTATTGAGAAACTTAAGAAAGCGACAAGTTCAGAAGAGTTATCACGAATCATGAACGATGCCAGGAAAGGGGTGATATGATTTGCTGAAAACAGCAGCTGAAATGAGGGAACTTAGCAATGAGGTTAATCGTCATCAGAGGAAGCGTGATGATATTTACCAGGAGATTGAAACTCGTATATATTTTGCAGCGAAGACTGGTATGATCTCTTGTAATGTAAAGCTATATTTCCAAACTCACGAAGAATACAACATGATAGAAAGTATTGTTGAAGACTTACATAACAAAGGCTATATTGTGGTAAAACAGCTCACTTCAGACACTTCTTGTATCCTATTTATCACTTGGTAATTGGAGGTGATATTTGTGGGTAAAGCGATGTTACTGTTCGATATGCCTGGGAAATGTGTTGATTGTCCATGCGCTGGACCTGGTAAGACTAATAATGAAATCATATGTAGAGCAAAGGGTCAGATTGTTACTGTCAGTGATTCGAAGCCGTCTTGGTGTCCATTGATATTTTTGGATATGGCTAGATTGGACTCGATCTTGAAGTCGATTAATGATCCTTTAAATTTGCATATGGATCCAATTCAGTATGTGAATGGGAAATGACGTACGCAGGTGACTGGATTAGAGATTACTATGATAGGCAAGAAAAAGATAAGGAGAATAGCTATATGAAAATTAAATTTAAACCAGTATGTGAAAAGTGTGGTAAAGCTTTTCCGAAATTGGAGTATAAGAAAACGGAGAATGGTGTTTATATTTCACCGCCAGTTTGTCTGGAATGTGGCGAGCGTATAACACAAATTGAGATCCCAAATTTCGATAATGAGGGTTTCATATATGAGGAGGACGAGTCAAATGATATTTAACTTTTGGAGAAGTGCTAAGTGGCTCAAACCTAGAAAGAGTGGCTGGTATCAATGCACAGCTGCTCATGGGAACGGACTAGATCACCCAAGAGTGATGGATTTATATTTTAATTCGGAAACTGACAAATGGCTAGATCTTCGCAGACAGCGAGTATTCGATGGCTATAAAGTATATTTACCATGTCGTGCTCCGATTGACGATAACCGTGTGTATACCGATTCGGATTGTGAGCGAATTGACGTTACTGCTTGGAGGCAAATTCCGAAATATTACGGCTATTGGAAGAAAAAACGAGAGAGTAACTATGACGCTAATGTCTGGGAAGAAATGGATGGGAGGTAAGTAAAAATGAGTAGAGAGTATGATTTATATTTGCAGGAGCATAAGGCTAATGTAGCTAAAGGGTATCATTGGATCAAGGAGAATTTACCTGAGTTGATTCCGGATGACCTGGCTATGGTTTTGGAGCACCAGATCTGTTTCGCACATGACGCTAGTAAGACTATGGATGACGAATATGACGCTTATGATAAGTATTTCTATGGCGGGAATAGATCGAGTCAGGTGGTAGATGATTTCAATTATGCTTGGTTACAACACATACATAGAAATCCGCATCATGCACAGTACTGGATTTTGAGATGTGACGAACCAGACGAAGGTGAAATTGTTCTAGATATGCCTTATCAATACATAATTGAGATGATATGTGATTGGATGGCGTTTAGTTGGAAAGCTAAGAATTTATACGAAATCTTCAACTGGTATGACAAGCATAAAGATTACATAAAACTAAGCCATAAAACTCGTATTACTGTCGAAGATATTTTAATGCAGATTCACTATAAATTGGATGAGTTAAATGGAGGTGATTCGTCATCAACTACGGAGAAATAAAAACTTACGATATTGCTGATGGACCAGGGGTAAGAGTTAGTTTATTCGTATCGGGTTGCAGGAATCATTGTAAGGGCTGCTTTAATTCGGAGACTTGGGACTTCGATTATGGACAGCCTTTTACTGCTGATACAGAGAATTATATTTTAGAAGCTCTTAAACCGTATTACATAACTGGATTTAGTCTACTTGGTGGAGATCCTTTCGAACCGGAGACTCAATTCTTTTGTACGATGTTGCTAGAGAAAATTCGTAATGAGTATCCAGGCATTGATATTTGGTGTTGGACCGGCTACTTGTACGATGTCGATTTGATTCCAGGTGGTAAGTGTTGGACACCATGGACCGAACAGATGCTGAGTTATATTGATACGCTTGTGGATGGTCCATTCATAGAAGAAGAGAAAGATATTACTTTGCGATTTCGCGGAAGTAGAAACCAGAGAATTATAGAGTTGAAGAAGGAGGGTTGAATAATATGGCTAATAATGCTAGAGAAAAAGCTAGTGAATATTTTAAAGAAGAGGTAAAGGCACTATTATCCGGTTATATACCGTCAGAGGATACTAGGGGATATTTAGCTTTAAAAATTACTCAGTTACATGATGTATATTTAAAGGAGGTTATGCCTGATGAACGGTGATGGGATGAAACTCGTATATTTCGATGAGTATTGCAAGACTTGTAAACACAAGAACGTAGCAGAAGACAGCGAACCTTGTGATGAATGTCTGACTGAGCCGGCACGACAATATTCACATAAGCCGGTCAAATGGGAAGAGAAGTGATACATATGGAAGACAGATGTGTTATGTGTGGCAGTTACGTGGTTGAAGGCAGACAGGTTTGTAAATCGCGTGAGCAGCGTGTTAAAAGAAGCAAGAAAGAGAAACATATTCGTAAACCTCGTTGGGATAAATAGTTTTAACTCGCGACCAAAACACACTCCTTTATGAGACAGATAGAAAGGAGTGAAAGATTATGGCTATTCACATGTTAAAAATATATCCGGGTTCTGAAGCAGAGGACACATTTATGAATCTATTGAAAGAGGTGGATGTAAAGCCCGATTCTGTGATTTGTAGATTAGGCTCTGTATTTGGAAAGGATTATAACGAATATGTAATCAGCGAAGGATTATTTCAGCAGATCCGAGAACATTTGTTGAAGATTAAAGAAGAGGAGGCCTGACCGATTTGGTTGGGTCTCTTATTTTTATCTTTTCTGTATACGCGATAAAAACTAATCCTATTATAGAAAGGTAAAGGAGGAAATGACAAATGGACAAAGTGATGGAATGGATTGGAATTATTGGAGCGATCTTATCAGGGTTATGGTTTACGGCAATTATATTTATAGATCTGCCTGGATGGATTGGCTTGATTCCAATTGGAATGATGATCGTATCTGTCATATATTCTGACAAAATCTAAAACTAAAGAGGAGAAGATCTAAATAAGGGCTTCTTCTTTTAATTTTGAAAGTATTGAGAAATTGTTTGAAGGACTGAGAAATTGTTTGAAGGACTGAGAAATTGTTTGAAGGACTGAGAATGGCTGTATATACAGGATTCTAGCGATTTATATTTTGAGATAGCTTTGGTCTAGGCTGATATCGCTAAAGTGGCTAGAATCGCCAAATACGAGCTTACAGTGGCATTCTGTGAGGTTGTTTTATAGGGTTGATGTTATTAGAGCATTCTGTGAGGTTGTTTTATAGCTTTTCGCACTATATGCACGGTCTGTTATGGGATAGAACACAATGATATTTTCAAGAAAGGAGAATGAAACTATGAAAATTACATTTGATGTAACTATTGAGGAACTTGAGAAACTTTTTAGAGAAGAACCAAACAAAAAACATAAGAGTGGAAGATATCCTTATGGACCAGACAATATCAAAGTTTGGTTTAATGAGGGATGTGCTCGGAGGACTAAAGATCCACAGTACAATAAAAGGTACTTGCAACATCAGCAACAACATTTAAACGACTTGCTGAGGTTCAGAGGACATGTATATTTGAACGAGGTCTTTGACGTACTAGGCCTTCCAAGAACTAAATTCGGTCAAGTGTCAGGATGGGTTTATGAGGATGAGAACTCTTATATAGATTTCGGTTTGAATTCTGAGAGTAATGAAGATTTCATCAATGGTAAAACAGCAGATGCTTTATTAGATTTCAATGTCGATGGACTTATTATTGACAGAATCTAAACCAGAGGAGAGGTCCTATACAAGGGCTTCTTCTTTTTATATTTACATTTCCCGTTATGAGAAAACTAAAAGGAGGGTATTCGAAATGAAAGAACTTAATAGCAATATAAGATTGGAAACACCGGCAGTTGCAAAACTTATCAACAAAATGATGGAACAGGGAACTACATACGAGGATTTCGAAAAGGTGTTGGCATATGCGCTTTCAGCAATGGCAGCTGATGACGCTCAGATTAGTATGTGGGAAGCGGCTGAGAAAACAGGAATCAAAAATATTTGTAAAAAATATATGGGCAATGAAGCAATCACACCGACAAAACGTTCTGGAAGATTTACGTTGAGACAGCCATCAACAATCTTTACAATTCCAACCGTAAGACAGAAAGTTCTTGAACTCAAGCCAAGCGAAATCAAAATTGGAGATAAAATTTGTGTAGAGCTGAAAGGGCTTGGGACTTTTATGGCTACTGCTCATAAAGTTACAGCAAATGAAATCTTATTTATTACAGACGAATATATTGCATTGAGGCCTATGTATGGGTTACAGGAATGGATTGAAACATCTGTATATAATGCTTTCCCAGAAGAGTTAAAAGGTAGAGTTAAAAATCTCACGATTCCGACTGTTGGACAGGTGTACAGCTGGGACAACGAATGGTGTCGTAAAGCTTTTGTGAGAGATGATGACGAGCAGTTACCACTTATGAAAGAAATACGCAACAGGGTTGCATATCTGGATAATAATTGCGAATGGGGATGGCTACGAAATTCTACCAAGCGAGAATTTTCTTCGGATTCCTTTGCCGTTGTCGGCGCCCGTAGTTGTGCGCATTCTTACCACGCTTCGAACTCTAGTGGTGTTCGTCTTGAGTTCACGTTGGTAAAATAAAAATCTCGTGGATCAAGTTCCACCTACAACAATTGCTAATGAAAGAAACATACTTTGAAATACAATGGAAGAAACTTACAAGCTGCCACGAATGCTTTAATGAGGCTATTAAAAGAACCTATTATATTTTAGAAGATCCAGGAAGGAGTGAAATTAGATGATAAAACAATTAAAACTGTTATACCTGATTTATATTTGTGAGAGGCGGTATGTCAAATTAGCTCGGCGTTGCCTTAATAAATTCAACAAACACAAAGATGAGAACATCAGTAAGGCCTATAAGTATGCTTTGTTGACAGATAGATATATAAGAAAAGGCGAAGAATGTGCTGATAAGATAGATGAGCTATTCGAGAAGGAGGATTGATATTTATGAAATACACACTTACTAAAACTAAAGTTGAAAAGGAAGAAATTGAGTTGTTGCCATGTCCATTTTGTGGAAGTGAAAATCTAAAACCAGTTCATATCGATGGCTCATGGGGATATTCATCATCTAAGGACTATATCGAATGCAAGTATTGTGGTGCGAGAGGCAGCGTGAGTGGAGATAGCATGGATAAAGCAATACAGAAATGGAATAGAAGAGTTGAGGAGAATTAAATCATGGAAGAAATGAAAAAGGTTACTATGGACAGTGACAAAAAGCACGCTTGGATTGATGGTCATCAGTACGTGTCACTTGATAGATTTCTAGAAGTGAAAAGAGATAGTGCAATAGAAACTCGTTTGTTGAATGACCGAATGAAAGAGCTGCTAGAAGAAAATGAAGCGTATAAGGTGTTACTTAGAAAACAGTTAAATAAGGAGGATTGATCAAATGGCTAAAAGAGGAAGACCACCGAAACCAGACGCCAAACGTGACAGCATTCATTTTAGGCTTGGGAAGGATGAGTCGGAAATGCTGAACGAATTAAGTGAGAAAACTGGTAAGAACAAGACTGATATTTTCATTGGGTTAGTGACGAAAGAATATAGCAGTCCCACATGTCTTTGCTTTGCTTAGAGTATCGTTAACTCTAACTTCGCACCAGTCGTACTTATTTAATCCTAGAGCCGTTGCATGATGATCAAATAAGTGCCAATTCAATTCACGCATATATTTGATACATTCACTCTGAATATAGTCGGCTGTATCTTCGCTAATAGAAATATCAGTTATGTATATATGATCGTAGATTCTATAAAGTCCAGTCTCACAGAAAGCACGAACTTTCCCATCAACATCGCCGTAATCACAATACTCCACATCTACATTCTCACGACCGAAAGCCAAATATGCGAGAATAGCACAACCAACACCATCGAGATCCGTGTGTACGAAACATTTAATTTTCATAGTTTTATTCCTCCTTTTTCTTCTTTTTAACTTTTATATGTATTACTCCAACTTCATTCCAACTAGCAAGACTTTCGATATTAGTAACTTCAGCATGTAAAATATCATCCGGTAATACATTCTTGGCTGTGTTTACAGATGCAGAGAATACATTATAATCCCTATTGATATGAACTGAAATATTCTGAAGTCTGTCCATAAGATTCAAAATATCAATTAGTTTAATCATTTATTTTCCTCACTTTCTCCTATTATTCTTTCAATCGTACGAAATTTATAACGGCAATATCGACAATCATAATATCTCGTTATTTTAGTTTTGTTTTCATATATCTCTTGACGACGAGGCTGTATTTGATTACCACATTTAGGACATCTCATACTCTTATTCCTCCTGCTTTCCGTGAAAATCATAAATAGCTTGTTTAATAATTGCTTTAACCGCCAGTTCCTGAAGACTATTAGACAGAAAGCCCAAATCGAAATCTTTACTTTTAACAATCTCCGGATTTCTGACAGCACATCCAACAAGTTCATACACTCGATTCTTCTGCTTTTCAGTTAATGTATCAAAAATTCCTTGAATAGTGTATTCCATATCCTTATTCCTCCGTTCCCTCTATTAATTCATCCAACTTATCTCTCAACTCACGGATATCATCAACAGATAAGTGATTGATGACCCACCGGTCGTATTTCGTAAAACCACGGTCTTTAGAAGCAATCAGGATTCTCCCACGGTCATCAGCAGACTCGTCAAATCCAAAACGAACATTTTCGGATTCGAATATTCTTTTAATTTCGTCCATACTCTTATTCCTCCTTAATCAAAGCTTTTAAACAATGAATCATACGCAATGCTTTTATGAAGTGAGTCATGAGTATTTTGATTCATATATAGTTTACCGTTCAACTCTAGAATCTGGCCGTCTTCAAGAGGCATACCACAACGTACAATCCCATAACGTTTAGCCCACTTTTTATTAATACGTTTCTTTTTGTGAGTCCTTCGTTGTTTATAACGATCTGTAATTACAATTGGTATTCCGCTGAAACCAAATAGTGCGTTAGAAGAATATCTTTCCGCTAAATCTTTAAAACTTACCATAATCAATCCTCCTTCTTTACGAAATTACTAGAACACTTACAGTCACCGCACGCCCAGTTCTGAACGCCATATAGATGTTTATTCACGCAATTCCGACACGAATACTGCTCCAATATTTCTTTAATTTCTTCAACTGATGGGCCATAGACATGATGAAAAATAATATCTCCGTACTTCTCATAGGCTTTAGCGACTGCATAATTCATTTCAAATGTAGGACTCTTTCTCAAACCAAAGAAGACGAAAACCTTATAAACTCGTCCCTCTGTACAATGTCTATACCAATCTTTCCAAACCTTAAATCTGAATCTCAAAATATCATTCCTCCTCAAAATATTTACATTCTATTTCTTCCTCACTAATAAATCCTTCCTCATCTAAGTGTATGTATTCACCTTTTCTGCACATCCATTCGCCCCAAATGTCCTCCGCATAAGCATGTTTACAATCAAGACAATTAGCCATAATCTTATTCATCCTTCCTCTTTGCACTTCTACAATAATCTTCCTTGTCAGTCCCCCTGTTAAAGTTCGTACAAAAACCGCTATAATAAGAATCTTTCTTTATATCAGAAAAAGGTATATAATACTTGCAATCTTTACATCTGGTAACCTCCACCAAGTTTTTAAGCTTCGGAGGAAGGTCTAACTCGGTGTGTATTTCTACTCCGCATAAACCTCGATAATCAAGATTTCTATTAACATCCATTTGTACAGGCCAACCTTTTAATAAATGCTCAATGTCTTTGTTATCAAGAGTTATTACAATCGTACTCATAAATATCAATCCTCCTTCAAATCATCAATGTGCATCAACTCTTCGCTAGGCCACACTCCAAGCCTCTCCAAATACCCACGAAGAATCCGATTCTCAAGCTCTAATTCCTTCAGACGATCCATAGAAATATTCCCACGATCTGAGATAGTCACTGCTCGAATCGGAATACCTGATAACAAGGTTTTAAAAACATCATCCGCATCATCGATCAGCAACCCATCTCTACGAATACACGATCCTCGAAATTTATTACCTTTTAAATATTCCTCCGCAGTAACAGGAAACGGAATATGCAATCCCATCCTACGAGCCGATTCAGCAATATATTCCGCACTGCGCTTAGCATCTGTCAAAATATAAAGACCGTCCTTAGCTGCTCTCTTAATTAATTCAGTTGTCTTTTCAGTGTCTCTTTCTTTAATTATTATTTCTGTCATCTTCTTACTCCTTTCCTACAATCCGCTTATATTCTTTCGGCATCTAATCGATATAGAATGTTTCGTGAACTTTAAACCGGAAAGAATTAATAACATAATAAAGTTCGTCAAAATCGTCCGAGATTACGATACTTGGAGATGGAAAGAGCGTGGTAAAGAATGGGTCATTTGCAAACAGGTAAATGATCTCTTTTATATTTATGGACGTGAGGAATTCATCCGATGGGCTATGCATCAGATCTACACATATCGTGAGCTGAGAAAAGTTGATGTCGATGGTGAGACTTTAGTAGTGTTGGAATCTGAAGGATATTCGTTTCCATGGTTTTCTGAGATGGACCAGACACTATTGGAACAGAAACAAAAAGACATTGATATTTACGTAGAGGAGAAGAACAAGCAGCTCGCTCAGAAGATTGACGAATTTGGAAATATGTATGGCGTGGTCTTCGCGGAGAGATATTTCAGTGAGTTGGGTAACCGATTATGTGAGATGAATCCTGAAATTGCTTATGTAGCGATAATTGATATTTGTGAGGGCAAGGTACATTATCGTACTGTTCGTGATGATATCGATGTAGGAGGTGAAATTGCGCGTAGTCGTGGTGGAGGTGGTCACAAGAAAGCTGCCAGAAGTGAGTTTGATGGTAGGTTTATTATGGCTATGGTTGCTCATGAAGTGACGCGTGGTAACGAAGATGAGAATGAGACTGAGGACACAGATACCAGAAAAACATATATTGCTGAGCGGATAGCAATACTACCAACAGATAGAGCGTGTATGCAACTTGGAGTATATAGCAATCTTTCGAAAGCGGCTTGGGCGGTACGGGAAGATATTAAACGTATGGCTGATGTCTATAATTGGGGCGACGTAAATATACCAAGCGGTAAAAGTATTATGTTTAATGTGGGTGTATTTATTAGTGTAGACAAGTCTTGTGATATTCTTTACAGGATTACAGAATGCGATGTTAAGTAGAGAAAGGAGCGACTATGATAACTAATGTTTTATTCAGAGGGATGGATGTTGAAACCGATGAGTGGGTCTATGGATATTTCGTGAATTGTAGAGACGAATTTTGTTCTGATTCCGATACAGTTCCTGAGATTATTTCGTTAGATGCTGAACGTATATATCGTGGTGAGTACAACTGGCTTAAATCTTTCGTGGTTGATCCAGATACAGTCACTCAATGGACAGGCATATTAGACAAAAACGGAACTAAAATATTCGGAGGTGATTTACTTTCTATCAATAATAGTAAAGAAGAAGGAATGCTGGTTGAGGTTGTTTGGGATTCAGAAGATCTACGTTGGGTGTGTAAAATGCATGGTGATCCAGATGAATTCCCATATTACTTACATCCTCTTAGTAATAACCCTAAAAAGTATGAGGTTGTTGGGAATATTTGGGATAGTGAATAGAAAGGAGAAATAATGAATACACAGCTTAAAGAATTATTAAAAACAGGGGAGCAGGATCGGGTTGATATTTCATTGATGCGTTACGAGCAGATGAAGCATTTGATCGATACCGCGGACAGTAAAATTGAGGAGTTGAAGAAAGAGAATGACACTATGATTGAGTATCTTAAGAAGTTAGGGATTCCGATAGATGCTGAGATTATACCAGATTCGTTTTCAGTCGTTCAGTATTATAATCCGTTTACTCAAAGAATTAAGTATTGCATTGATTTTGAGGTTATTCCGGATAGAGAGATGCATTAGAAAGGTAGATTGATATTTATGGATCAGATAAAGTTAGGGATAAGAATTGTATCGCTTGTGGTTGGCGCTGTTGTGTGGGGTTGTGTTTGGCAGTTTGTTATTAAAACGATAGCGGATGCATTACCCGATAAAGAAGGACGGTATAAAGATCTTAGTGATTTGGATATTTGTAAAGTTGTGTTTGGTAGTTTATGGATTATCATGCATGTAGTTAGTGCTATGGAATTAGTGTTTTGGGCTTGGTCGTAAGGTCATCTGAGTGTGGGGAAGTGGAGTTTGGTCGTAATGTCGTCTGAGTGTGGAGAAGTGGAGTTTGGTCGTAGATATTTTTGTGACTATAACATAGCCTTTGGCCCGCTCATATTTTCGCGATGATAACGCGTCCTGTTATGAAGAAAGGAGATGACAGAATATGAGTCGAATTAAACGTTGGATGGATGATGTTTATTATAAGAAGATTCTTGAGGGTAAGACCCAGGAGCTTATTGATGAGGGAATGTCACGAGAAGAGATCGATGAAATTCGTCAGATGTATGAGGAAGCAGAGGGGCTCAATTAATGGGTCTCTTTTCTTTGTTCATGTTAGAAAGGAGGTGGATTGATTGAGTGATGAGAAGAAGAAACGTGGGAGACCTATTATTGGAGAAGAGCCTAAAACTGCACGTATAGAAGGTAGAGTGACTAACACAACAAATCAAAAGTTCGAGTATATTTGTAAAAATAGAGGTTTAACAAAGACAGCAGCGCTAGAATATTTGATCAATAATCAGTACAATTTCGAAATATTCTTGACGAAAGATGATTGATTTATGTACGGCAATAAATAGGTATTTATGTACGGCAATAAATAATTTTAGCCTTATTTATGTACGGCAATAAATATATTTGCTATTTATGTACGGCAATAAATACGTGAAAAATTGGTGTTTTTGGGTATTTATGTACGGCAAAAAATAGCAAATTGTAACCTTTTTCGTAAGAATGTTGTTTTAGGTCTATATATTTAATTTAATTGGAAAAAATTATACTTTAATATAATATTATAAGATTAATATAAATATAGGGGGCTAAAACGCATATTTAGCAAAAAAGGTTACAATACAAGAAAAAGGAGGGTAAAATGTCCAAAACGAACAGGAGAAGTTACAATAAAAAGACTGATAGTATACATGTTGGTGACGGAGGACGATATTATAAAGGGCTTTTTAATAAGTTTAAATGTGAACATCCCGAATTATTATGCTACGGAACTTGGTGGGAGCCTCACGGTTACCGGGAGATAAAGGTGGATATTCCAAGACAAGGGGTTCTTCTATATAACGAGATCGGTACAACTACTGGAAAAATAACATGGATAAAACGGTATATCGATGAGCAGGTAGTTAAACAAAAAGAACGAGAGATGCGTCCGGACATGTATCGGCGTTTTCTTAGCGAAATTGATATTTATCAAAGAGAGACCGGTGCTACTCAAGGAGAAATAGCGAACATGACTGGGTTTTCTAGAAAGTCAATCAATCGATATTTATCTGGTACTGTTATTCCAAAAGTGAGCACGATGCGTATAATAGCGAATGAATTAGACATTGATATTTAGAAAGAAGGTGCTTATATGTCGAGAAGAAATAAACATGAACATAAAGAATTTGACAGTCTGATAGATTGTTATCTTGCATATTATCCATGGAGTGATAGCGAAATAGATGAATGGATTGAATTAAACGATTGGACCGCCATAGCTGTAATGCAAAATGGACGGTCTTTTTTATTTGATGATGTAGAACGTAAATTACGAGAAGTATATGTTATTAGAGATACGTTAAATTTACCTGATGATATGTGGGCTATAGGATTTGGTCAACGTTTACAAGATGCTATATATCGTAGCAGATTTAATAATTATGAATTGGCAGATCTGATCAGAGTAACTCCAGTCATGTTAAGTCGGTATATAAACGGTAAAGCAATTCCTAAAGCTCAAATTGTTCATAGGATAGCTACCATTTTAGACTGCACAATTGATGAATTAATGCCAAGAGATTACATACTTCTTAGTCATTAATGCATAAGAAAGGAGAATTGATATTTATGATGATAGAAGAATGGAAACGAAGTAGGATGTGTCCGGATTATGAAGTTAACAATTATGGACGAGTACGAGATATTAAAACAAAAGAGAAAATAGGATACACATGTGTTGGTAATAGGACTAAGGTCAAACTAGAAAACGATGGAAAACAAAAGAGTTATTATATTGACGAGTTAGTTGCAGATGCGTTTCAAGACGTTAACCATGAAAATATGAAAATTATACATAGGAATGACAATCGTCAGGATAATACTCCGGACAACTTACAATGGGTTCCTAAAAGGAAATCTAAGTCTATGAAAGAAACGTATGACAGAATCAAGGTTCGCTGTATCGAAGCTGATATAATCTATGAGTCTCAGGATGCATGTAGCAGAGCTCTTGGTATACCGGTAGCAGAAATAATGGCATGCTGTAATGATAAATCGCAAAAAGTGTATTCTAAGGAATTCGATGAGATGTATAGCTTTGAGACAGTAGATTGATATTTGAAAGGAGTTAACGAATGGAAACATGGAAACCACTACGAGAAACCGATAAATATGAGGTCAGCAATGAGGGCAGAATACGAGCCGCCAAAACAGGCCGTATCATGAAAACGCAAATTGACGAGCAAGGACGAGAAACTTTAACGATTATTGTTAACGGTAAAAAGTGCCATAGACGTGTTGCTCGTTTAATAGCGGAAGCATTTTATGGCGCTAAGTGTGACGGATTAGAAGTTTACCATTATGACGGCGATCTGCTCAATAACTATCTCGATAATTTAAGAATCGGAACAAGAACCGACTCTGTACGAAACTCATTTCGAACTGGAAGACATAAATCAACTGTTATTGGAGTTAAGGTTGTTGAGACGGGAGAAGTATTTAACTCGATCGGTGAGTGTAGTAGAGCTGTCGGTATGAGTATGTCCGCTGTAAGTAAATCGTTGAATGGTAAACAAGTTACGAATCAAAAAGGCTTGCACTTCGAAAGAGTAGATTGATATTTATGATTGAAGAAACTGAGAGCACGAAAGGAGATAAGAAATGGAAGAATGGAAACAGAGCGAGGAATTCCCATCATACGATATTAGTGATGAGGGAAAAGTGCGGAACAGAAAAACAGGACGAATCTTAAAAACAAATATTTCGGAGAAAGGATATGAACGAGTTAGCTTATCTGAAAACGGCGTGTCTAAAACTAGGAGTATACATACTTTGGTCGCGGAAACTTACATTCCTGATTATGAAGCCGGTATGGGTGTTATGCATAAGGATGATAATCCTTTGAATAATCATGTTGATAATCTTGAATTAGGGACTAAAAGTGATATAGCTAGAAGATCTTATGATCGGGGACGAAAACAAACCCATCGAATGAGACCTGTGAGATGCGTTGAAACGGGTGAAGCGTTCGAGTCTATCGAAGAGTGCGCTAAGAAAATGGGGTTAAATAAACATTCCGTTTGTAAGTGTGTTAATAACGTTCATCAAAAGACACGAGATGGTTATCATTTTAAACCATTAAACAATTGATATTTTTACATAACGAGAAAGAGGGCGCTAGATTTACACGCTCTCTTTTTTTTTTCTAAATAATTACTAAACCGTGTCCTGTTATTATTCACGTAGAAAACAAAGCCTTTTATGAGGAGAGAGACTAAATGTCTCTTGTATTGTTTTTATAAAAATAGTAAAAACAAGCACTGCTATGATTCATAGTTGATTAAGCCTTTCTGTTTTCTTTGACAATATACTTACCCATAACTTTCAACCTGTCATTCAAATGACAAAGATTAACTCCTTAGATTAAACATGTAATCGTTAGTAATCATCAACCAACGTCAAAGATTTCAGGAAGGCTTTTTCTTATAGATTGAAACACATTGATATTTAGAAAGGAGCTCGTAACTATGTTAGAAAATAAATTCCAGTCAAAACTCATCAAGGACATTAAGAAAGAGTTTCCTGGCTGCATGGTATTGAAGAACGATAGTTCATATCTTCAAGGAGTTCCTGACTTAAGTATATTTTACAAAGATCACTACGCAATGCTTGAAGTTAAGAAAAGCAAGAATGCGAAACGGCAACCGAACCAAGAATATTATGTTGATAAATTGAACGAGATGTCTTATGCGTCTTTTGTATATCCAGAGAATAGAGATCGAGTTATGGAAGAATTAAAGAGAAGGTTTAATGAGTAAGGAGGAAGTTCAATGATATTTGACACACACAAAGAGTTGAGAGGAAAACATGCGACTCTCACACCAAGTCAACCACACTGGTTAAGATATTCCGAGGATCAGTTGTTTCAGAAATATGTAAGCATGTATTCACAGAGTATGGGAACGTCACTACACGAGCTGGCAGAGACTCTCATAAAAAATAGTTTGAAACTGAAGAAAGGCGATAAGCTAACCGTTATATCTCATCTGCTGAATGACGGCATTCCACGTAACGTTATTGACATGGATAGAATCTATCCAAATTTCATGGCTTATGTAAACGATGCTGTCGGTTTTAAATTAACGCCTGAACAAATTTTATATTACTCGCCATATTGTTTCGGAACCGCAGATGCTATTTCTTTCAGAAATAATTTCTTACGGATACACGATTTAAAAACCGGAACAAATCCGGCAAAAATGGAGCAGTTGATGGTATACGCTGCTCTATTTTGTTTGGAGTATAAAGTAAAGCCAGGTGAGATTGAGATGGAACTTCGAATCTATCAGAACGGAGAGATAGTACATCACGAGCCAACGGCAGAAGATATTTTACCAGTCATGGACTGTATTGTTCAGAACAGTAGAATCTTAGAACGAATTCATGAGGAGGGATAAATATGAATCCAGTAGCAGAAGAGATCCTGTCTTACTTAGGAGTCGCAGATACGATTAACCCTATGGAGTCTATTGATATTTCAGAAATGTTACATTCCTCATCGAACCCAGTAGCAGAAGAAATCGCTTCGTATTTTGGTATGGCTGAAACAGTTGAAGAAGAATATCTTGAGCATTACGGTATGCCAAGACGATCTGGTCGGTATCCTTATGGCAGTGGTGATAATCCTTATCAGCATGGGCGTGATTTTCTTGGACGTATTGCTGATATGAAGAAAGAGGGATTTACATATACTGACGAAGATGGAGTCACATGGACTGGCGAAAAAGCTATATATAAATCTATGGGGTTGACTTCCACAGAATATCGTAGGCAAGTTAGCTGGGCAAATTATGAAAAACGACTGATTGATGTGAGAACTGCCAAAAGTCTGAAAGAGGATGGTTTGGGTGCCACAGAGATTGGTCGAAAAATGGGAATCCCAGAATCAACGGTTAGATCTTTATTAAATCCTAAATCTGAAGATAAAATGAATCAGGTTATGGAGACTGTTGATTTTCTTCGTGATCAAGTGATTGAGAAAGGTATGATCGATGTCGGTGCTGGTGTGGAATATGATTTAGGTATTTCCAGAACACGATTAGATACTGCACTCGATTATTTACAGAAAGCTGAAGATTGTCCAGTATATGGTGGTGGTATTCCTCAGCCTACGAATTCTGGTCAGCAGACAAATCAGAAAGTATTATGTCTTCCAGGAACGAAGAAGAGTGAAATATATGATTACGACAGAGTTAAGTCTGTAACTGATTATGTTTCAGATGATGGTGGAGATACATATCGTAAGAAATTTACATATCCTGAAAGTTTAGATTCCAAACGTTTGCAGATTCGCTATGCTGAAGATAAAGGAATAGATGGTGCACGAGGTATTGATAAAGACGGAATTATCGAATTGAGACCAGGCGTTCAGGACTTATCATTAGGCGAATCTCGATATTCTCAGGTTCGTATTATGGTTGACGGTACTCATTACCTTAAAGGTATGGCTGTATATGGCGATCCGAAATCATTTCCTGATGGAGTGGACGTTATATTTAATACTAATAAAAAAACAGGTACTCCTCAGAGTAAAGTATTAAAAGAAATAAAGAAAGATCCGGATAATCCATTTGGTTCTTTGATCAAAGATGCTGATCAGGGAGGACAGTATTGGTACACAGATGCCAAAACCGGTAAGAAAAAATTAGGCCTCATTAATAAACGAGCTGACGAAGGCGACTGGACGGAGTGGGCTGATGCATTGCCGTCACAGTTTCTTGGTAAGCAATCTATTTCCATGGCGAAGAAACAGCTAGGATTAGCGAAAGCTGATAAAGTTGCGGAGTTTGATGAAATATGTAAATTAGATAATCCTACTATTAAAAAGCATATGCTTGAGAAATTCGCCGATGGATGTGATTCAGCAGCTGTACATTTGAAGGCAGCAGCCTTACCTGGACAGAAGTATCACGTTATAATTCCTGTCAACACTCTTAAAGATAATGAGATATATGCTCCTGGTTATGAACCTGGAACTAAATTAGCTCTTATTCGATATCCTCATGGGGGTACATTTGAGATTCCGATATTAACTGTAAACAATAGAAATAAATTGGGTAAAGAAATAATCGGAACAAAGAGTATCGACGCCGTTGGTATTAATCATAAGATTGCTGATCAGTTATCTGGAGCAGACTTTGACGGAGATACTGTTATGTGTATTCCTACACATGATGCTGGTGGTAAAGTTAAGATTAATAATAAGCCTCCACTCAAACAGCTTGAAGGATTCGATCCTAAAGTTGCTTATGGTGGTACTGAGAAAAATGGAAAGTACTACCGCAACGGACATGAATATCCTATCATGAAAGATACTCAAAAACAGATGGGTGTTATTTCTAATCTTATTACAGATATGACATTGGCTGGGGCTTCGGATGCAAAGTTAGCAAGAGCTGTAAAGCACAGCATGGTTGTTATTGATGCTGAGAAGCATAAACTTGACTACAAACAGAGTGAGGTTGATAACGATATTGCTTCGTTGAAAAAAGAGTTTCAGCGTGGAGTCGATAAAAATGGTAACACAAAAATAGGTGGAGCTAGTACTTTATTATCTAAAGCCAAAGGACAACATACTGTTGACAAAAGACAAGGCAGTTATAAAACCAATCTACCAGATAAGGAATATTATGACCCTACCAAACCAGTTGGATCTAAGTTGTGGAAACCGGCTGACGATCTATATTATCCTGCACGTAAGTTTAATAAGAAGACTGGCACTATCGATATTAAGACAACTGATGGTAAAACTATTTCCTTTGATCCTAAGGATAAAGCGGCATATAAAAAGTATAATCCTGTACGTAAAACAAATAAGGAGACGGGTGAAGTAACATATACTGATAGCACCGGAAAGATTTCTTATAAAGTTAAGACACGTACACAGAAGAGTACTAATATGGCTGAGACAGATAACGCATATTCATTAGTGTCCCCTTCTCGTCATCCAATGGAGTTGGTATATGCAGAATATGCTAACGATATGAAGGCCCTTGGGAATAGGGCTAGGGTAGAGATAGCCAACACTGGTAAGATAGCATATTCTAAAGAAGCTAAACAGAAATACCAGAATGAGGTAACCTCTCTGGAAAATAAACTTACAAATGCTTTAAAGAATACCCCTAAGGAGAGACAGGCTCTTAGACTAGCTAATGCTGAGATAGCTGAGAAGAAGAAGGCGGATCCAAATATGAAGAAGGAAGACCTCAAGAAGACCAGTCAGCGTGCTGTTTCTAAAGCTAGACAAGAGGTTGGTAGTGTTACCAGACGAGATCGTAATATCGATATTACAGACAGAGAATGGGAAGCTATACAGGCCGGGGCTATTAGTGAGACTAAGCTTAAGCAGATACTTAATAATACAGATATCGATAAGCTTAGAGAGCGAGCAACCCCGAGACTTACATCATCGCCTAGCTCAGCACAGATTGCTAGAATTAAAGCCATGTCCTCATCTAACTACACGATTGCTGAGATCGCTAAGAAGACTGGCTTCTCTACATCAACTGTGTCTAAGTATTTAAAAGGGAAAGGAGTGAATTAGTATGACGAATGAAACCTTTACTGAAACAGACTTTCGTTTAACAACGTTTGATAATCCGTTTGATCCGTTTGACGACTTCACTTCTTGGTTTATGTATGACGTTGAGAAAGGCTACAACACTTGCGGTTACTTGGATCGAGTGTCTAATGTTACTGATGACATGTCACAAAAGGAAGCAAACAAAGAGATTGAAAGAGCAATTGATGAAATCATTGAGCTTAATCCTTCGAACAACTTTCT